CTATTTCTTGCTTTTTTTCTGTGCTCGGAATTCTGCATAACATAGTGCTTCGTCCAACAAGTCGTCTGGTAGTTTATTGAGTTTATCAATCTTTTCCTGACGCTTCTTTTCCTTTTTAGTCAATTCTTTCAGGATCGCTCTTTTTTCTTCGGGGGATCGATCACTTTCAGGGTCAAAGAACATAACACGATTTTGTTTTTTTAGGTACGAAGTGAAAGTATCATCTATTTCTTCATCCGTTAGCATGTCAAGGTCTACATCAATATAGTCATTAGACTTATCGAGAGAGTTGAAATTTGATTTGTTATTAGAATATTGATAGCCTGCCAATTCAACTAGATACTCTAAGCTTACATTTAAAGTTTTTGATATTGCTTCTAACTTATCCAAGGTTGGAGATATAGGTTTTTTTGTCTGTGGATTGACGCCTTCTTCCAAATTCTTTAAATAGGTATGACTTATTCCGAGTTCGTTTGCAAAATCACGCAGACTGAGCTTGCGTTTATCCCTTTCTGATGCAAGGAATTTTCCAAGTTTGTAATCCATAGTTTACACCTCATAAATATTGTATCGTAGAAAAAGATTTAAAACAACAAAAAATATGTAAAATATAGTTGACTTAATATGGAATATATAGTATACTATGTTTGTAAAATAAAGTTTACACAGAAAGGAGTGTATCGCATGAATAGCAAGGTTAAAGAAATTAGAGAAGAAATTGGAATGACTCAGCTGGAGCTTTCTAAAAGGTCAGGGTTATCGAGACAGTGCATCTCAGCAATAGAAAATGGAAGATCAAATGTAATTACCAATACAACAATGGAAAAAATAGCATCTGTTTTAAATGAATCAGTAGAGACAATTTTTTTTGCAGATGCAGTAAACTATAGTTTACTAAATAAAAAACGCCAAAAAGCCAGCTAGGAGAAAAACATGGAAGACAAAACTTTAGTGAGAAGTTCCGATTTAAGTTATTTAATTAAAAAAGGAAACATACGGTTCATAAAGGAAAAAATATTAAAAATAGTAAATATACTGAGTGATGATAAATTTTCAACTAGTGATCGTTTAAAGGCGATTGAAGAATTGAGCGCTATTTGGTCAATTATGGATACGGTTGATGAATCCGAACCAATGAGAATAAAGAACTAATCGCATTTTAAAAAGTCAACGATGTCATCATCAAACTGATAAAAACAATTATCAGGTATTTCAGAAATAAATATCTGAGCAGTATCTTCTGTTAAGGATTCAAAGTATTCATAGAAAGCTGATTCTGGAAGGGCAAATTGATATTTTGGACAAAAATGTGCTGGATCACATTTGAAGAACCATAATCCGTCATGAGCTCGAATGAAACAAGAAGCAAATTGCGATAAACAGCTTTCGATTTTGTCGGGTTTACATTTTAGGGAGTAAGGACTGCAAGCTAAAAGATATCTCATAGAATATTTTCCTTTCAAAGTATTAAACAGCGCTCATTATAGAGTATACCACTACTATAGTAAAAAAAGCCAGCTAGGAGGAAACATGGAAGAAAAAATAAATGAAGTTATTGAATTGCTTATTGAAAAAGCAAAAAGAGAACTGCAAGAACAGGCCTTAGTTGATGATAAGAGCAATGATACAGTGTTGGCTCTTGCTGCATTGGTTTCAGCAAGGGCTCAGGCCATTATTTTTCCTGTAATGAAGAAACAACAATAAGGAGGAAAACATGAACATACAAAATTTTTTACACCTCGAGCGAGAGCGACAAGGTCTAAGTAAAAAAGAGATAGCAGAACGGGCTGGATGCTCAGACACAGCCATTTCATTTTGGGAACTTGGAAAACGGAGGATTGGTTTTAGTTATGCAGAAAGCATACTGAATGCTCTTGGCTATGAATTAGTGTTAAGAGAAAAGCTGACAGGAAAGGAGGTACAAGAATGAACGATAAGGTAGCTAAAATCTTTGAACTCGCCAATCTCTTTAATCGTAATGCAGTGCTGGCAGAAGTTGTTGAAAATGATCCTGAAATGGACGATATGTTGTACATCGACATAGACACTTCGTACAACGAGTGGGACGGCGAACGAGTTACCAGAAAGAAAGTGGAACGAAGCTTTGAAATCTCTCTTTACGATGATGTGAGAAGTAATGAAGAAATGGACGAAGCGATTGAGTATTTAAATTCCTTATGTGAGGTGGCATAAATGAACAGCTTTTATACCACAAAAGAAATCTTAAACCGGATTGAAACACATATTGAGCAGTTCGGCGGGCAGATGCCGGAATGCGTTTATTATAGCGATTTAGAAAAAATCGGTATTCTCAAAGCTGGTAAGAGAATTACAGAAGCAAAATACAAAGACCTGATGGTGAGGTTATCCATGCAGGTGAATCTGATGGAGGTAGCATGATGGATTTTACGATCAATCGAGGGGCTGTTCGTAAAGAGATAAGCTCTATATACGAAGCAATAAAAAAATTGAAAAGTTACAAACATAGCAGTATGGAGTATGCTATGGCATTTAGCATGATTCAGGGAAGAATTGATGAAATCTCACATTTTGGATTAATCAGCTTAGAAGAGCATGATGCCTTATTTTATAAGCTTTTAAGTGTTCACGAACAAAGAAAGGAGTTAAACAGTGTTTCAAGTACCAAACAGTGTGACAGCACAGTATCAGAAGCTGTATGACTTAATGGATAAAAACCCAAGCAGTTTGAGTGTGTCTCCAACAGATGCCGCTAGGGTGATGGGAATGGATGTGGAATGCTTAAAGATGTCTGCCTATCTTGGCAAATGTCCATTTGCAATCGGTGGTGATAGCGGACCGTATACACAGCGGTTTACTAAAATCCCAAAACTCCCATTTTTTAACTTTATGATGCAAGGCTACTGGCAGTTTGAGATGTTCTCCATGATGCAGCAATTTATTGATGAACAGAACAGATTAATCATAGATTTTAAAAAGAAAGTAGAAAAAGCAGCATGAAAACATTGGAAAAGATGATCAGAATGGCCGCTATAGGCTTAATCATAACGGCCATTACATTGTTGTTTGTTTATTGTGTTAATTGTTTTAGACCTAAACCAGGGATTGGCGGCGAAGTGTTAATTTTGCCAATAGTAGCTGGTGTTGTGTATTGGGTGAGAAAGGAGAAAGAAGAAAAACATGCCAGAGACAACAGCCGAAATAGTGATAAACGCCTTGATTGCACTAATGCGAATAGTGAATCAGACGGCGATTGTATTGAGAATTGCAGTGTTTATAGAGCTCGTTTTAATAATGATATTAGCGGTCATTCTGGCCGGAGGGTTTCGTAGAATTATGTCAGATCTTATCGGTCGGAGAAGAAATTGAAAACTCAATAGGTCTATGTACATATTTTATAACAGTAAGGAGAGAAAAAGAATGAATGATACGGGAGAGAATATATACCGTATTGCTAGAGAAAACGCCAAAATCACACGTGAAAAGGCATCTGAATTACTAGATATATCCTATAAACAGTTAAGCAACTATGAGAATTATTGCAAGGCAATAGGACTTGGGATGCCGCCGGATAAGATGGTAATGAGCATGGCTGTTGTTTATCAAGCGCCGTGGCTCCTATTTTCGCACTGGTGGGAAAACAACGAAATCACAAGACTTATTTTTAAGGATTGCAAGGTTGTTGATGATTTGGCTCTATCAATTTTGCTAGAACAGAAAGAAATGGATGATGTTCTTAGGGCAATCCCAGATATGATTGAAGCTCTTCGAGATGGAAAACTTGATCAGGAGGACGAAGCGGTTACAAACAATTTTATCAAAGAATCTTTGGAAGCGGCATTTGTATTGATTTCAGGAGCTTTCAGTCAAAAAATAGAAAAGCACCCGCTGGTGACAGGTGCGATTCTGAATACTTAAGTTATTTGTTTAAAAGAATTATATCACGGTTATAGGGTTCTGTCAAAGGAGGTGTGAAGTGCTGTATCGAGGTATTCCACCATAAAGTATCCTTACATTAATATCGGCCATGTTGTTTACAAAAATAAGAAAAGAGGTAATCCTCCGGATTGTTTAGTTAGGCCGATAATTTCCCAAAATTCCTATTAATAAAAATGCATACATACAAGTGATCTTTTGTTTAGTTTACTCGGGCAGAAACGAGTGGTATTTCTGCAATAGTAATAATAGTAGATGGGATATGCCGGCACCGCAGCGGCTGGCCTGCGGTATTGCTCCAGTATTCAAGGATAAAAGGAGGACAAAATGAAACTTAATGAAATTGGCAACGGCGGCTTACAAGAAGTGTATGATCTGGCAGAAAAGAAAATTATTGAAAATGCCAAAGACCCGAACACGGAATATAAAGCGAACCGAAAAATTACCGTCGAATTAAAATTTAAGATGGACGAAAACAGAGAGGTTATTAATCTGGAATACTCCGTTAAGCCAACGCTGGCTCCTGTTAAGAGCAATTCTACAAATCTGCATCTATACAAGGATACCGAGGGCGAATACAACATGAAAGAGATTGGTAACCATATTCCCGGACAGGAAAAAATGAACATTGATAATGTGGTAAGCATGGAAAGAGAGGCTAAATAATGGATTTAACAAGAGATTTTATCGAAAAAATTGAAGAAATGACAGCACCAACGATTGAGGAAATTGATGGACACTATTACACTAACAAGAATTTACATCATATAACAGAGCCAAAGGCAGCCCCGCTTTATATTAAGACACTGACAAGCTTAATTGCCTATTTACAGGATAATCGAGATATCCTACCACTCAATGAATTAATTATTAATGTTGTCGATGATCGACATATCGTCGTTTATTCAAGCTTAGATAGTGATATGAAAAGAGACATTTTCCTACAGGTAGATGCCGATACACCAGAGCTTTATCTCAATGATTTCATGGATCGGGAAGAATTTAATATTATGCTGCAAGCCAATTTTGTCGATGCGCATGACCGGGCGAAGGTTTTAAGTGTTATCGGAAGTATGAAGATGGACAATTCTGTACAAGTTGATGATGATGGCGTTACGCAGACCGTTTCCAGTGCTTCCGGTGTCGTTCTGGTTAAAGAAGAAAAGATTCCGAACCCTGTTACACTGGCTCCGTTCAGAACATTCAGCGAGATTGAGCAGCCTGAAAGCTCTTTTGTACTGCGAGTCAATGATCGTGGACGGGTTGGTTTATTTGAAGCTGATGGTGGTGCATGGAGAAATACGGCGATGCTTCGCATCAAGGAGTATTTGGACAATCACCTCAACGAAGGCAAAACAGGTGAAGAAAAATTATTCAGTATCATTGCATAAAAAAACAGCCGGGTAACGTCGTGGAGTTGTTGCCCGGCCATCAAATAACACTTTATATAAATCATATCAAATTTTAAGGAGAATGACAAGATGATTGAAGTAAAAATTGACAAAAGCAAAAATACAGCATTTTCGGTAGAAATCGAAGGAAGAGTAGAGGATATTTCACAAGAACTGTGCAACATTGTTTCTGGCGTTATGCGGACAATGGTCGGTAATGTGCCACCGCATATTAAAAAACCATTAAGCCTTGATCTTATTGAGTCCGTTATAGAAGGCATAGTACATGGGTTAGCAAGTGAAAAAGATATTGGAGCCGTACAGGTTGAGACAGTAAAAGTGAATCCTTCATTTGAGGAGGATTCATTAAAACAGGTTTTTGAAAAAGCCTTTGGAGAGATCTTCGGTGTCTGATCAAGAACGCCAGCATTGGCTTGGAAATCGGAAGAAAGGGATCGGCGGCAGTGATGCCGCCTGTATCCTGGGGTTGAATCCATGGAAAACCAATGTCCAGTTATGGAAAGAAAAAACAGGACAGGAAGAACCTGAAGATATTTCAGATAAGAGTGTCGTTATTTATGGAAAACAGGCAGAGGAACATTTAAGACATTTGTTTGAACTGGATTTTCCAGAATATCAGATCGGATATGACGAATTTAAGATGTTTCATAATGACAACAACCCTTTTATCTTTGCAACGCTTGACGGCTGGCTCACAGCCGCTGACGGGCGAAAAGGGGTGCTGGAAATTAAAACCACAGAAATTATGAATAGCCGACAATGGCAGACATGGAATGACAACAGTATACCGGATAATTATTACATTCAAGTGCTTCATCAGCTCTTAGCGACAGGGTATGATTTTGCGGTACTAAAGGCACAAATTAAGTACCGAAGAAGTGATGATATGAGCCTGACTACACGGCATTATTTTATAGAGCGTGAAGAAGTGATAGATGATATTAAACTACTTCAGGAAAAAGAAATTGAATTTTGGGATATGGTTCAAAAAAGAATTGAACCGCCCTTGCTATTACCCAGCATTTAGGAGGTGCAAATATGGAATTTAAACTTGAAAAACCGATCGAACAATTACTTCCGCAGTCGGTTGACTTTAACTATGAACAGTTAAAGTCGGATTTGCAGGTAAGCCTTGAAAAATACCAAAACATGGTAGTGACCAAGGAAAATATAAAAGACGCAAAAGATGACCGGGCAAAACTGAACAAGCTGAGAACCAGCATTGATGATCAGCGCAAGGTTATTAAAAAGGCGTGGAATGTCCCTTATGACGCATTCGAGAGAAAAGTCAAGGAGCTTACTGGTCTGATCGGTGAGCCCATTGATACGATTGATAAGCAGCTGTCCGTTTATGAGGATCAGAGGAAAGCAGAAAAAAGAGAAGAAATCGAAGAATACTTTGACGAAAAAATCGGATGCTACGCTGATCTGATTCCGTTTGATAAAATTTTTGACCCCAGATGGCTAAATGTTTCTTTCGATATAAAGAAAGCCAAGGCTACAATTGATGATCTGATTAAGCGTGTGGAGGTAGACGAAAAGGCAATCAAAGATTTAGAAGTTGAGTGCGAACAGCAGATGCTTGACGCCTATTTCCAGACATTGGACTTATCGGCGGCAATGGCAGAAAAGAAGCGTTTTGAAGATCGTATTATGCAGCTGGCAGAACTGGAAAGGCAGAGACAGGCCAAAGCACAGAAAGCAGCCGAAGAACAAAGAAAGCTCGAAGCATCAAAACCGGAAAAACAAGGAGATTTTGTTAAGGCAAAAACAAGGCCACAGCCAATTGAAAAAATTACAGAAATTGAAGAACTGGAAATGATTGATATTCGTGTATTTGTAACACCTGAACAGAAACAGGAATTTAAGCAATTCTTGATTCAACAGAAGATTAAATTTGTTCCGGTGCCGAAAGGAGATAGTAAAAAATGGCAGTCAAAAACAGCTTAGCAAAGCAAGGGGATTCAAAAAAGGCCTTTTCTCAGTTTTTAGCGCAACCGAGTGTTAAATCCAAAATAATTGATATGATCGGTGGTAAAGATAGCCAGCGCTTTATTACATCAATTATTTCAGCAGTAGGAGCAAATCCGGCATTGAAAGACTGTGATCAGTGGTCACTCGTTTCGGCAGCCTTACTAGGAGAGAGCTTGAAGCTTTCTCCTAGCCCTCAGCTGGGGCAATATTATATGGTTCCATATGATCAAAAGCCAAAATATGACAAAGAGGGGAATGTAATTAGAGAAGCAAAAAAACTTGCTCAATTTCAAATTGGTTATAAGGGATATATTCAACTTGCAGAAAAATCAGGTCAATACAAAAAATTAAATGTTGTATCAATCAAGGAGGGTGAATTAGTTCGTTTCGATCCGTTAAACGAAGAAATAGAAGTTAATTTAATCGATGATGAAGAAGTTCGAGAAAATACACCAACCATTGGATATTACGCAATGTTTGAATATATAAATGGGTTCCGGAAGGCTATCTATTGGTCGAAAAATAAAATGCTTCGTCATGCAGATAAATACAGTGCGGCGTTTAGCTTAAATGCAGTATCTACTCAAAAATTTAAAAAAGTCTCATTTGCTGATTATGAACATGGAAATTATCCGAAAAACGACGAATGGAAATACTCAAGCTATTGGTATAAAGATTTTGATGGGATGGCCCATAAGACGATGTTGAGACAACTGATTAGCAAGTGGGGAATTATGAGCATTGATATGCAGACAGCCATTGAAAAAGATATGGTGGTCATTGATGAAAGAGGAGATACCGAATATATTGATAATCCAGAATATGAAGATGCAGAAGTTGTGGAATATGAAGAAGCTGCCATGACTGAACACGAAGAATCTGACGATGCACAAATGACGATCCTCCCCGACGAATCAGAGGACGAAGTATTTTCAGAAGATGATTTTTTTAACACGGAGGTGTAGATATGAATCGCGTGATACTTGTTGGGCGTTTCGCCCGCGATCCAGAGCTAAGGTCAACCAATACAGGAAAATCTGTCGCAACATTTCCGTTAGCGGTTGATCGAAGATATAAGCAGGAAGGGCAGCCGGAAGCTGACTTTTTCAATATTGTTGCATGGGGGCGGCAGGCTGAGGTTATTTGCCAGTATCTCGGCAAGGGCAGACAAATTGCTCTCACCGGAAGATTACAGTCCCGTTCTTATGAAGCACAGGACGGGACAAAACGTTATGTGACAGAAGTTGTCATGGAGGAATTTGATTTCATTGGCAATAAAAGCGATACGGCATCGCAGAACAGCCCTATGAAAGCAGATGAAGATTTAGACGAAGATTTTCATTTGATGGCTGATGATGAAGAAGTGCCGTTTTAAGGAGTAAAACATGGCAAGACCCTTTAAACAGGGGATTGACTATTTTCCGTTCGATGTTGAATTGCTCAGTGATCGAAAACTGAGAAGACCTAAAAATAAATATGGTTACCTTGCAAGTGTGATCTATCTCGCTTTACTATGCCTTATTTATAAAGATAAAGGATACTATCTGGATTATTCGGAAGATGTGAGAGAGGACATTCAATTGGATGTTTTAGAATTCTTGCAAGGTAAATTTCAACCTACAACCGAGACTGTTGGGGAGGTTATTGAGGATTTGGTGGCATGTGGACTATTTAGCCGTGACCTATTTTCCAAAAACATAATTTCTTCCCACCGGCTCCAATGCACATATTATAAAGCAACGGCTGACCGGAAAGCAGTAAATATTGATTGGAACAAATGGCTCCTTAAGGAAACTGAAATGCGGGAGCTTTGTTCAAGGCATATTATTTTGAATAATTTCATTAATCGACCGAAAAACGAAGTTAATCCACCGAATAAAACAGTAAATCAATCGAATAATACACAAAGTAAAATAAATAAAAGTAAACAAAAGGAAAGTAAAGAAAGTAAGCCTGCGGCAGCTGTCTACTTTGATAATACCGAATTAAATCAACTTTTTTTAGAATATCTCGATATTCGGAAGGTAATTAAGGCAGCCAACACAGAAAGGGCTGTTACATTACTTCTCAATAAACTAAAACCTTATGACGATGCTGTTAAGAAAGAGGCAATCGAAGCTGCAATTATGGGGAGTTGGAAAAGCGTTTATCCAGAAAGTATCGTAAAAAATAGTAAGGGAAAGAAAGCAAAAACAAGCGGTGAAGTCCAGATCAGTGATGATCGAAAGAAAATTTATGAAGAATTGGATGAACAAGATGAAGCTTGGATCTGGGCTGAAGAAAATAGGGAGTAATGGAATGAAAGCGACTGTTAAGGCAAAAGACTTGCCAACCTATAAACTAGCACCCTGGGCCATGAAATACAGCGTTGATCGGGACAAAGGAATACCGGTCGAAACACAGTTTAGTGGAACGAGAATGTTTGTTGTTCAGGATCATATGTTAATTTTGAATGATAGCGTCGGTGAAGAATTAAGTGTTCGGTTGGAAAACATTCCTGAACTTATTATCGAATTGCAAGGTATTTATGATGCTTTTTATTGATTAAAAAATATGAAAGGTATACGAAAACATTTATGAAAACACAGGAAATTGAAAAGGCGGCGATTGAGGTCTTTGGCAAAGAGAGCCAGAAAGATATATTCATCGAAGAATCCGCTGAGCTAACAAAGGAATTGCTTAAAGAGCGGCGAGGCGCAGATAATCTCACAGCTATCTTGGAAGAAATGGCCGACGTCGAGATTGCGCTTGATCAGATGAAGTTAATATACGGTAGTTGCGAGAAGATAAAGGAGAAAAAGATTATAAGGCTAGAGGATAAGATTGAACGCAAAAAGAAAGGAGCTTAAATGGAAATATTATGGCATGTTTCTTTTGACAAAGTCCCAGAAGGACGATTTATGCCCAGAATTCCAGAGAATAGGATTAATCAAGGTGAATATATCGAGAACGATACAATAAAAAGAGCCTGTTTTTCTAATTCCATTGAGAACTGTATTAATGCTATGCCTTGTGGTGGATTTGCTGCTTTAGGATTGAATGAAATGAAAAAAAGAGATTATTCACCAATATTCTATGGATATCCTTTGTTTTGGGATGGTGAAAGAGAAGTATTAGAACCAAGTGAGGTAAAAAAATACGTTTATGATGCTGAATTCAATAAAGAGTATTGGCTTACGAGTGAAATACAGATAAAACCAGTTGTTTTGGAAATGCAGAGCCTTGAATACTCTATGAAAGAAACGATTAATGGTCCTATTGTGCCCTTTATCACAAAGCTAAACTATGATGTTTTTAAAGGTGAAGTTAAAGATTTTAGATCCTTTTTCAAATGTCATAAATCATTCAGTAAAAACTCGAACAGAGAAATCTTAAACTATGTTGGCCAATGTTTGCAGATAAGTGAGGTAACGGAAAATGCTATCCGAAAATAAAAAGCACTGGGGAATAGAAGGATACCCAAACCCAACAGCCGGAGAAGCAATTGAACGGGCAGATCGAATGGTTGAAGGTGCTTGGAAAGAGATATCTTTTTCTGTACCCGGAAAACCTGTCGGAAAAGCCCGGCCACGCTTTAGCAAGAATCGAACATACACACCGAAGAAAACCGTGGAGTATGAAAAATGGGTACAGAGCTGCTGCACCATGGAATGTAAAAACCGAATACCGGGGTATACCGGGCCGATTGAGGCTCAGATTATGGCTTATTATCCGATTCCTAAAAGCGTCAGTAAGGTTAAACGGGAGAAAATGCTGTCTGGTTCAATAAAACCAGGGGTCAAACCGGATTTAGATAACGTAGCAAAATCAATTCTAGATGCGCTGAACGGAGTAGCCTACTACGACGATAATCAGGTGACCGATTTAAAAGTGGCGAAACGTTACGCAGAAAAGCCGAGGGTTGATGTGATTCTAAAATATGAAAAGGGAGCATAAATGATTACTTTAGGTAAAAATTTTCGTCTGGACAATGACGATCGCTGTTATATCTTACAAGAAAGAAAGATTGTAAAAAATGGAGAAAATAAGGGTGCTGAACGTTGGGAAAATGTTTGCTATCCAAGCACATTGGAAAGCGCATTAAAAACTTATCGTGATTTAAACGGGAAAAGGCTGTCACAGGCTTATGAAGCGTTAAGTGTTGAGCAGTTAATACATTTGATCAAAGAACAAGATAAGCAGTTCTTACAGTCGCTGAGAAAGGTTTTAAAAGAAACAGGTTGCGAAGGACATTGATGTCCTTACCAGAATGGAGATTTAAATGAAACTCGGAGAATTGGACTGGCATTGCGGAAACTGTCGAGCAATTGAATGGTGCGGGCCGCCTTGGAGCGACTTGTGTTTATGCCATTCTGAAATACTTGAAAATTTAGATGATATAGAGTATTGCAAAATGGCTGAAATGATCTGTGACCAGCGAGAGTTTACGCACGGAAGAAACCAGAAAATATATGAAGAAATATGTAAGAAAATTAAAGGAGCAGAAAATGAGTAAAAACTACATGCCAGAAGTGGCCCGGATGCTGGGTGTGGAGATTGGGGAGCCGTTTGACGCAATTGTAGAAAACGGAATAACTTCACCCTGTGGTCCGTTCTATTTTGATGAAAACTGGAAAATAAGAGATAACAATGACGGTATTGTTCCATATTGGTTTTTGGAGAAGATTTTAATCGGAGAATACACCCTCCAAAAACGCCCGTGGAGACCGAAAGAGGGAGAGGGTTATTACTATATTCGTTCAACCGATGGTTTCTTAAGTCGGTCAACATTCCACAACGTTGATGCAGATGACCTTGCCCTGCTAAACATGGGCAACTGTTTCCCAAGTAAAGAGGCAGCAGAAGCGGCAAAACCCGAAATGTTGACGAAATTCGAGGAGATTAAGAAGGGGGTGCGGGAGTGATGGATGCGGTCGAATATCTGAAACAAAGAACACGAATGACTCATAAGTGCGACATAGGAGTATGTCAGTTTTGTGAGTTGGGTGTTAACTACAATGGGCACACTATTGGATGTGAGGAATTTGAAAGTGATTATCCCGAAAAAGCCGTTAAGGTTGTCGAAGACTGGGCAAAAGAGCACCCGGCCAAAACGTACAAGAGTGTGTTTTTGGAGAGGTTTCCAGATGCAAAGGTTGAGCACAGCGGTACGCCGTGCCCCTGCATAATTTATATTTTTGGCGAAAAAGCTAAGCCTGTGAATTGTGGCACCTGTGGTTGTGTCTATTGCTGGAACCGGGAGGCGAAAGAAACATATGACTAACGAGGATTTGGAAACAATGCAGGCGTGGCCGCTGGAAAGGAAAATAAGAGTAACCCAATCGCGTATTATGGAGTGGTATCAGCACTGGGGCGGTCGAGTATATATAAGTTTTAGTGGAGGAAAGGATAGCACGGTATTACTCGATCTGGCCCGTCGTGTATATCCAGACATCGAAGCGGTATTTGTGGATACTGGCCTAGAATATCCGGAGGTAAGGAAGTTCGCTCTAAAGCATGATAATGTGACAAAGATCAAACCGGAGGAGTCATTCAGAGAAGTATTAACGGAAAAAGGATACCCCATAGGAAGCAAAAAGGTCGCAAGAATGATTAGAACCTGTCAAAACCCGACAGATAAAAATAAAGCGACTGTACGACTTTACCGAACGGGGATTAAAAAAGATGGAAGTAAAAGCAAAAACTTCAAACTGGCAAAAAAGTGGTTGAAGTTTATCGACAGTAATTATAGAGCGTCGGAAGAGTGCTGTGATTGTATCAAGAAATCCCCGTTGAAAAAATTTGGCAAGACAAGTGGCAAGAAACCAATAATAGGAACGATGGCAGAGGATAGCGCATTTCGTAAAATAAACTGGCTTAAAACAGGTTGTAACGCCTTTGACACAGATGACCCGCAATGTAAACCCTTAAGCTTTTGGACAGAACAAGATATACTAAGGTACTTGAAACTAACGGGCATACCCTATTGCACTGTTTATGGGGATATCATCGAGAGAGAAGGAAAACTGAAAACAACGGGAGAAAAACACACAGGCTGTATCTTTTGTCTATTTGGTGTTGAGCGAGAAAAAGAACCGAACCGCTTCCAAAGGCTTAAGAGAATCGACCGACCAAAATACAATTACTGTATTGGCGGGGGAGAATTTGATCAGTATGGAAAATTAATCCCGAACAAAAAAGGACTCGGAGAAGGCAAAATTTTAGATTTTATGGGTGTTCCATATTAGGAGATAGAAGAATGAAAAAAAGAAAAATGCTTTGTCCGTATCGCATTTGGACTGAGGTAGTGCCTCCCGTTTTAAGAGGACAGGGAGAATTTACCAAACAGGGATTTTATGAGTGTCTGAAAGAAGATTGCATTTGTTACCGGCGCAAAATAACAGACCTTTGTATAATTGAAAAGTGTGTCCGTGGGGGATCGGATGACGTTTTTATTATGGAGTTGGAGGTAGAAGAATGACCGATAAATTAATACTAGATGCTTGTTGTGGCCCTAGAATGTTTTGGTGGAACAAGCGGCATCCGGCGGCAGTCTATAACGATAATCGAAAACTAGAAACAAAGCTTTGTGATGGCAGGAAATTAATTATTGACCCGGATACACTGTGTGACTTTAGAAACTTGCCTTTCCCAGACAAACATTTCAAAATGGTTGTTTTCGACCCGCCACATTTGTTGCACGCAGGAAGAAAATCTTGGCTAATGGCAAAATACGGTGTTTTAGAAAGAGACTGGCAGGCTCAGCTAAAAGATGGCTTTGACGAGTGTATGCGCGTCTTAGATCAATACGGAACACTTATTTTTAAGTGGAACGATGACCAGATTAGGCTTTCTGAGGTGCTTGAGGTGTTTGGCCAAAAGCCGTTATTCGGAGATAAACGGTCAAAAACGCATTGGTGTGTATTTATGAAAGGGGTAGAAGAATGACCAAAAAACTAAAACCCTGCGCTCACTGCGGCAAAGAGGGACATATAAGAGTAAGATATGATATCTGGCTGCACCCAGCCAATTTTGAACCACATTGTGATACATTTGGTTGCCAAGGTTCAGTTGGTCTTGCCTATGGAACCGAGGAGGCGGCTATCGAAAGCTGGAACACCCGCACGCCGGAGATTGTGCGGTGCAGGGAGTGTGAGCACTATACCGGAGATGATATAAGTGGGCAGTGTGGATTTTGCATTTATGAAGAACGGAGCTTTGAAGAAAATGAACATAAATCTTGATTTATCTGGAATGTTAAAAACTTATGCAATGCAATGTACCCTTACAGAGAATCCTAAAGGATTAAAACGGCAAATAGAAAAACTAAGAGAAGATTTAAAAGATATTGAAAAGCAAATTGAGGAGGTTGAAAATGCCAGTACAGATTGATATGGAAATGCCTAGAAGTTGCGGAGATTGCATTCTCTACCAGTTCTGCACCTACGACCGAACGGGAATATGTGAGGCGGAGAATTTTAAAGATGTTATCCCGGACGATAGTGTAAGAAAGGAGTTAGTAAGTGAATAAAGTAGGTTGGTATTATCTTTGCTTAATATGTATTATGATCTTTGGCTGTGCGGCAGTGGGTTTTTGTGCATGGGTAACAAAAAGCGCATGGTGTCTTTGGGGGTTAATCCTAGTTATGTTTGCTATGGATGATGTTGAAAAGCCAATATAAACAAATTACTGGCAAAGCCAGAGAAAGAAGGAATTATGAAAGTTATTAAACCTTATATCGAAATTATGGAAGAAATTGACCACGATAAGATTTTGAAAAAATTAGAACGCTGCGGCAGGACATGTTACAAATCTGAGGACAAGATTACAGAAGAATCAGCAGCCCGCTTTATTAAGGGAATTGTTAAATCAGGTCATGAATCGGTTATTGAACACCAGAACATTACCGTTAAATTCATCTGCGACCGTGGAGTAAGTCACGAGATTGTAAGGCACCGGTTGGCTTCTTACAGTCAGGAATCGACACGATACTGCAATTACGAAGATGAATTAATCGTAATCGAACCATCTTATTTAGACGAAAATAGTAGTGTGACAGATAGCAACGGATTGAATGCTTATTGGCATTGGGGAGCTGCTATGGAAGAGGTTGAGTACAATTATAAAAAATTGCTTGAATTAGGGTGTAAGCCAGAAGAAGCTCGGGCTGTTCTACCCAATAGCCTGAAAACTGAAGTTGTAATGACCGCAAATTTAAGGGAGTGGCGCCACTTTTTCAAACAGCGTTGTCAGAAAGCTGCGCACCCGCAGATTAGAGAACTTGCATTGGCATTGCTGAATTACTTCACATATAAACTGCCTGAAATATTTGCGGATATATGGGAAGTATATAATGACGATGTAAAGTTTTGGGCTGAACCTCTCCCGGCGGTACATGAACCATGGTAAGAAAAATAAACGCTGTTCGCAGAACTTGTGCAAATTGCAGGTTCTGCCATCCCCAAAAACAATATTGCAATAGGTTTCGGAGTAGGCTAAAAAAAAATGAACCCTGCACAGGCCATCATTTTAATGATGCAGCATTGAATATTGTTGATGATTATATAAAAAATGTGATGCAAAAGGAGTACCATGGATAATTTGATTAGCTTTGCTCTGGGATTAATACTCGGATTCTCCATCGAGTATAGATTCAGCAAATACTTGTTTAAATATTATTATCACCTTGGAATTGTACACGAAAAAAACGAAGCTCTTGAAAGGCAGATAAAAAGAAAAGAAGATTTCAACCGACATTAATTCCAGCAACAAAAAAAGGTGCATCTTTTGACACACCATACTTGCGATTTCCCGCAAGCAATCTGTAGCTCTATTATAGGGGAAAATAGAATCTAAAGCAAGTGAGGTAAAGATGGACACCAAGAAGATGTTTGAAGAATACTGGAATAACAAGGCAAAAATAGTATTGTGTGAGAATCTAATCGAAAACCGAAAAATGGATATGCTCCCGTCCATGACGCAGACTTTATCTCACACGCCAAAAGGGAAAGGGAATGAAAGTGGCGTAGAAAGGTCTGTCATAGACCGTATGGAGGACGATCTTATTATTTCTTATACAAATACCATGGAAAAAGCAAAAGCTTCAATAACAGCCGTTGAAAAACTTTTAAAAGTCTTAAACCCAAAAGCCCGAGGGATTGTGGAGAAACGGTATATTGATCAGGAAACTGTTGAGGAGATCGCAGAGAATTTTGATCTAAGCGTATCAACCGTGAATCGGACAATCAAAAATACTTTTGAAACACTTGATCGGATTTCGCGGTATATTGTGTAGGTGACACAAAATTGACATAAAATCGAACGAAAATGACATGAATGTGAAATTGTTTGGCTGTTTCTATCGTGATATTATTATACTAAGTTAATAAGGCTACAGCAACAGACGCTGGGTCTTACATACTCCATTAACTCAGTTTGGTTAGAGTCACCGCCTTATATGCGGCCGGTCCGGGGTTCAAGTCCTCGATGGAGTACCAAAAATGTATATAATCCCTGAACATTCCGAATGGCTGCGTCCCCACGCAGCAGAATACATCTCCTTAAAATATTTTGAATAATCCTCTCTGGTATTGATATTAGGGTGTTCGGGGATTGTATAAATTGCCTATCTGCAAGTGTAGAAAAGGTTCTGATGGCGTTAAAACGCCTTTTGAAATTAGAAGCATCGTAGAGATACGGTGCTTTTTAATTATAAAAAAGTGGAAGACACCACAAAGCCCCGGTCTTTTCCCATAATAAAAGTTGTGGACACTCTTTATTATGGTATGAGAGGACTAAATGAAAATAGAAATGAGAAATGTTTCGGATTTAATACCTTATCAAAATAATCCACGAAATAATGAAGCTGCTGTTGAGCCTGTGATGAAAAGTATTAAGGAATTTGGATTCAGGGTGCCGATTATTATTGATAAAGATCATACCATTATTGCTGGACATACACGTTTAAAAGCTGCTAAAAAGCTCAAACTAACGGAAGTCCCTTGCGTTATTGCTGATGATCTTTCTGAGCAGCAGATTAAGGCTTTTCGACTGGCTGACAACAAAGTTGCTGAGATGTCTGATTGGGACTTAATCCTTTTAGACAGGGAATTAGATGATATTTTTGAATTTGATATGGAAGATTTTGGATTTATTTTGGATGATATTGATGAGGAAGAAGACAACCCATATACTTCTGAAATTAATATACCACAATATGAAATCACTGGTGAAATCTATGCAGTTAATGCTCTGTATGACACAGAAAAATCAAGTAGATTAAAAGCTGATATTGAATTAGCTAACATTTCAGACGAAGAGAAAGCATTTTTACTCAAAGCAAGTGAAAGGCATAACGTCTTTAATTATAAGCGTATTGCCGAATATTATGCTGGGGCAAGCGAGGAAATGCAGAGGTTAATGGAACAGTCAGCGCTGGTTATCATTGACTTTGACGATGCTATCAAAAATGGATATGTAAAACTTTCCAGTGCGGTTGAAGGCATGTTAAATGAGGGGCAATGATGAAATATAAATTTGCTGTCTTTATTCTGTCCCATGGGAGACCAGACAAAGTGCATACCTTAAAACAGCTTCAAAAAAATAACTATACTGGCGACTGGTATATCATCATCGATAACGAAGATACTCAACGTGAGGAATATATCAAAAATTTTGGTAAAGATAAAGTTGTGATCTTTGACAAAGCGGCTGTTGCTGAGACGTTCGATACGATGGATACATCAACTGATAGAAGAAGTGTTGTTTTCGCCAGAAATGCTTGTTTCGATATCGCTAAAGAAAAAGGATACGATTATTTTTTAGAGCTGGATGATGACTACAATGCATTTAGCATTCGATATATAGAAGATGGGAAGTTCAAGCAAAAAGAAATCAAAAACTTAGATTTTCTGTTTGAGAAAATGCTGGATTTCCTTGAACAATCGAAAAGCTTGACTGTTGCGATCGCTCAGAATGGCGATTTTATTGGAGGAAAAGACAATGATCGGTACAAAGATGGACTTTTGAGAAAAGCCATGAATACCTTCTTTTGCAAAACCAGTCATCGTTTTGATTTTTTAGGACGAATCAATGAGGATGTAAATACATATACTTATCTGGGATCAAAAGGTGAAAGAATCTTTACTTATTCTCATGCGTGTATTAACCAAATGCAGACACAATCGAATAGCGGTGGAATGACTGAACTGTATTTAGATAGTGGAACTTATGTAAAATCATTTTTCTCAGTGATGATTATGCCTAGTTGTGTAAGCATTAAGTTCATGGGAGATAAACATAAGCGGCTTCACCACAATGTAAAATGGGATTGCTGCGTTCCAAAAATAATTAATCAACGGTATAAGAAGGAGTGATTTAATGGCAAGGCCCAGAAAAGAAATAGACCAGCACAATTTTGAAAAACTATGCGGCATGCAGTGTACTAAAGAAGAAATCTGCGGCTTTTTCGATATCACTGATAAAACGCTGGATGCATGGTGCAAAAGGACTTATAAACAGAGTTTTTCCGAGGTTTTCAAGAAAAAGAGAGAAAAGGGGAAAATATCCTTGCGCCGTATGCAATGGCATCTTGCTGAAAAGAGTGCTCCGATGGCTATTTTTTTAGGGAAAAATTATCTTGGGCAGAGCGATACTGCTCAAGAAGAAAAGAATAATACCGCTGATTATTGGATTGAATGTGTTGTAGGGGCCGATAGAGATGACTAAAAAACAACAGTTTATTAACAGGATTAAGGAATACCGCCTTGATCCTGTTTTGTTTTTCAGGGAGGTTTTACTGTTTGAACCGGACAGTTGGCAAAAGGAGGCGGCGAAAGATGTTTCTGAATCGCCCAAGGTAAGTATACGGTCGGGTCAGGGTGTTGGCAAAACTGCGTTTCAAGCGGCGATCGCGCTATGGTTTCTATGCTGTTTCCCTTATCCGCGTATCGTTGCGACAGCACCGACCCGGCAGCAGCTGAACGATGTCCTGTGGTCTGAGATTGCCAAGTGGATGGAAAAAAGCCCGGTTCTGGGAAGTATTCTAAAATGGACAAAAACCTACGTCTACATGCTGGGCTGTGAAAAACGCTGGTTTGCAGTAGCTCGAACAGCGACAAAGGCAGAGAATATGCAGGGTTTCCATGAGGATAATATGCTGTTCATCGTTGATGAAGCCTCCGGGGTCGCTGAACCGATTATGGAGGCGATTCTCGGGACTTTGTCCGGAGATAACAATAAACTTCTGTTATGCAGCAATCCGACTAAAACAAGCGGCACTTTTTATGATAGTCATACGGTTGACCGAGCGGATTACAGGGTTCATCGTGTCAACAGCATGGAAACAGAGCGCACCAACAAGAAGAATATTGAATCGCTGATCCGCAAGTATGGCAAGGATAGCAATGTGGTTCGTGTTCGTGTATACGGCGAGTTTCCCAAACAGGAAGATGATGTGTTTATGCCGATCAGCCTTGTCGAAGCGGCGGTTGATCTAGAGTTGTTTAAAACAGAGGAAGAAGAAAAGAAACATCAAGTTCAAAGCATCAATATCGGTGTGGACGTTGCCCGTTTTGGGGATGATGAAACCATTATTGCTGCGAAAACAGACCGATTAATGCTGCCTTTAATCATGAGACATGGCCAAAACCTAATGGCTACTGTTGGCGATACCTTAAAGCTTTGTCGGAATCTGCACGAAAAGTATCCCGCAGTAAAAAATATCATTGTGAAAATAGACGATACTGGTCTTGGTGGCGGCGTAACAGATCGGCTAATGGAGATTAAGCAAGAAGAAGCTCTCAATTGGCTGATCATCATTCCTGTAAACTTTGCTTCAAAAGTGCCCAAAGGCGTTAAAGATTCCCATTACTACGATGATATTGTCACCTATATGTGGTCAGTGGTTCGAGATTTGATGCAGGAAAGCAGTATCAAACTGCCGGATGATTCGGATTTAGTCGGGCAAATGACAACAAGAAAATATTTTATCCAGTCTAACGGAAAGATCCGTCTTGAATCTAAAAAAGCCATGAAAGAGCGTGGCGTAAAGTCTCCTGACCGGGCTGACGCTGTGGTGCTGGCCTGTATGCCGGTGATCATAAACAAAAAGGAGTAGCGAATGACCAAACGAAACAATAAAAAAACAATACCTAGTCAATCTAGTCGAGAAAACCATGTTGTTGCTAAGGCCGTTGGGCGTACAACGGTCATGGAGAGCCGGGTAATGGCAGAAGATGCTTTCAAAGATTATTATGGCGACAGTGATATTTTAGAGCCCCTTTACACACCAGAGCAGCTGGCAAGGCTCACCGAGGAATCGGATATTCTTCAGCAGCTCATTGATGCCTACAAGACAAATATTGTTGGTTTTGGAGTCAATGTTGAAAGCGACGTGGACTATGAAAAGCTGCCAGACGCAGAGAAAAAGCCAATTGATGCCGAAAAGATCAAAATGGAGAACCTAATCAAATACTGCAATTTCGATGAAAGCTTTTCCTCAGTCATGAAAAAAGTTATCGTTGACCGTGAAAGCATCGGTTATGGGTGTATCGAAGTGGTTGAAAATAATATGGGTGAACCCGCAGGTTTTACACATGTCCCAGCTCACCAGGTGCGAATGTGCAAGAAACAGAACAAATCGGTGGAAGTGCCATGGAAAATCAAGGACGATAACGGGAAAGAGATTGAGTCCACGATCAAAAAGAAGTTCCGAAAGTTCGTCCAGATTATTGACGAAAAGAAAGTCTATTTCAAAGAATTTGGTGATCCCCGAACGCTAAACTGCCGGACAGGGGAATACACCGACAATATCGAAAACAGCGAAGATGAAGCGTCAAGCATCATCTTTTTTAATATCTACTGTTCCTATACGCCCTATGGTCTGCCAAGGATTATGGGGCAGCTCTTGAATATTGTTGGCTCACGGGAGGCGGCTGAACTGAATTACAAGTATTTCAAAGATGGCCGTCACGTACCTTCGGCAATTCTTGTGCAGAACGGCAAGCTGACCGAAGCCAGCACCAAAGCTTTGGAGGAAGGCAAAGGGAAGAACGCTCAGCACAAGTGGCTTGTTTTGGAAGCCGAAGGCAACGAAGGTGAATTTAAAATGATTGGCGATGACACAATGTCCCGTGTATCCATCGACATTAAGCCATTGGCTACCATGCTTCAGGAGGACGGTCTGTTTCAAAATTACTGCAATAACAACCGTGACCATATCCGTTCAGCGTTCAGGCTGCCGCCGCTCTATACTGGAGAAAGCCAGGACTACACCCGGGCAACGGCAGACACCGCCCGGCAGGTTACCGAGGAACAGGTTTTTCAGCCAGAGCGCGAAGAACTCGAAACAAAGCTCAACAATCTGCTGAAAAATGCGTTGAATATCCAGAACGTGAGCTTGCGGTTTGCGTCTCCTACCATATCGGATGACAGCGCCGTTGCCACAGCAGTAAAAAGCTATGCGGAATCCGGAGCCGCGACACCGAATGCGATCCTGGACGCCTTAGGCCGGGTGCTTGGCAAGAAATTAGAACCCTTTGAAGAGGATTGGGGCAATATACCCTTACCGATTTATCTTAAGATGATGGAAAAACAAAGCCAGAATACAGAGAATAACCCTGTCAGCGAACGTGAGGAAGTGGAAAAAGCCGATAACACACAAACAATCCTTGACGGTCTGGAAGCTCTTAAAAAAGCCTGTGAGGAACAAATCAATGAGGATGAATAAGGAAGTTCTTAAACAGATTTTAAAGACTTGTGAGGTGACAATCCAAAAACTGGACAAAGAGAACAAGACTTTTATTGACGGTACAGGTTACGCTGCCGCTGATAAAAAGTGCTTGCTGTCCGCAGTTGAAGCAATGGAACAGGCGGCGGCGCCATCGTTAGAAGCGCAATATAAAGCCATGCTTAAGAAGCTGGAAACATTAAAGAAGCATCCGATAAAAAAATATGCCGTCAGCATAGCCAAAGCAGAGAACGAAGAGCTGACTGATGAGGAAAAACAAAAGAAGATTGAAGAACTGACTGAGACCATACTGGCCTTTATTTGGGTGAGTAATCAAAACATTGGTAAAGCCCTGTCGGACATTGCTCAACCATTGTATTTAGCCATTCTGGAAAGCGCTTATCAAGAATTTGACGGACAAAAGAAGTTGGAAGCCAAGAAAAAGGCCGAAGAATGGACAAAAGAATACAGAGAAGCCATTGCCGGGATACTTAATACTTCAACAAAAGAGATGATCCGGGATTTAGTTTACCGGATACTCAGAAATAACCTCTCTTTAGAGATTGGAAAAGTGTTTGATCTGATTAAAGAGCAGATTATAAAGCTTATCCAGGGAGTGAAGCGCCGGGCGAGAACCATTGCCCAGACAGAAGCCATTAAAGCAGCCAACACCGCCCGATATTACGCAGCCATTATTGCGGGAATGACCCATAAAACATGGCACACGGTCGGCGATAACGAAGTAAGGGACTGGCACAGGGCGGCCAACGGGCAGACAGTGTCCATTTTGGGGAGTTTCATTGTACACGGTGAAAGCCTGCGCTATCCCGGAGATCCAAAAGGAGCCGTTGGAAATATTATCCGCTGCCGGTGTTGGATCGACTATACCCGAGGAAAGGAGAAAGGATGATGTGAGAGATTATGCACGTAAGCCAGAAATGGTTAAGGCCGAAAAGATAACAAAAGAGAATTATCTTGAGCTGGCAAAGGAAAACAAGTGTCAGGTTAGCATCGACAAGGAAACCTATTTTCTGGTGTATAAGCCAGAGTCTGGTCCTACAATCATAACCGATTTTGGCCGCTACCTGATTGACCGTAATGGTGAGCTGACACAGATGCATGCGGATATGTTTGAGACCTTGTACGCCAAGGCTTAGGAAGGCTGGTGATCCGATTATCTCCCTTGAGACCGGGGTTATGGTCTTATTTTTATGCAGAAATGAGGTGAACTGATTGGAAAGAATGAATGTCACGATGCCGATCTCAAAAATCGACAACGAAGAGCGTATCGTGTACGGCGTAGTCTATAAAGCGTCCAAGGCGTTTGACGAAAATGGAAAACCGACAGATTTTGTTGATACCGATCATAATTGGGCGACGGAGGCAGAAGTTAAAAAGGCTTGCCACAATTTTAACCGAAAGTTGCAAAAACCAAAGAAAGTACAGAAAAGTGCAGGAGTGGACAAGCAGCACAACGGTGTCTCTGGATATGGAACTGTCCTGGAGAGCTATATTGCCAAAGCCGCCGTAGAAGATATTAACGCAGAACCCGGTGACTGGGTAGCCGCGGTTGAGGTAACCGATGAAACCACATGGAATGAGATAGTTAAGGGTGACATCACCGGTTTTTCAATCGCTGGGACAGCTACGATTAAGCAGGAAGGAGAAGAACATGCCTGAAAAGAAAATAGTGCCTGGCGAAATGGAAGATATTGATGTGGATTACATTTCGCTGGTTAAAAAGGGTGCAAATAAACAGGAGATTGCCATCTACAAAGAAGATTCCGAACAGTCGGAAGAAGAAAAAGAACCTGTCGAAAAGAGTTTTTTTGAACACATGAAAGCTTTTTTCTCGAAGCAGGATATTGAAAAAGCTGAAAAACAAGGGCCTGTTCCATCGTTTGCGTCTAAGATGGCGACGGAAGATGTAATGAACAATCTATATAGAGCGTCCGACACGTTTAATGGCACGATCCGGGAGATTGCCAGAAGCGATATTAAGGATAAGCAGGCCGCCTATGCGAATACGATAGATGAATTTTCGTCTTACATGAAAACAAAATTAAGCACTAAGAGCATTGCGAAAAGTGATGCTTTTTTTGATCTTCAAAAGGAGGAAGAAGAATTGAACACAGAAGAATTACAGGAAATTATTAAAAGCACGGTCGAAGAAGTGGTTAAGCCACTAAAAGAAAAAATCGAAACGATTGAGAAAGAAGAACAGCCGGAAGAAGTTTCTAAATCCGAAAAAGCAGAGATGGATGCCGAAGAAATGGCAGCGAGCATTAAAGACATTGTAAAAGAAGCCGTTGGCGGTACTTTGGAAGATATGGAAAAACGCCTTTCCGGTATTGAAAAGTCCCGTGGAATCGCTAAGAGCGACGAAGCGGAAGATCCAAAAGTGATTGAAAAAGAAGCTGATATTTTTGATGGCTACTTTGTAGCAGAGTAAGAGGAGGAACAAATACGATGATGAATAACAGAACACTTATGTCTAAAGCCGCTATCGATACCGCAGTGTTAGGTAACGGCGGGAAAATGAATCCTGAACAGTCCAAACGGTTCATTACTTTTATGAAAGATTACTCACCTTTCTTGAGCAGGGTGGATATGATTACCATGCAGAGCACAAGACGTACTCTGGAATACGGAGAAGTCAACAAGCGTGCCATGCGTAAACAGAAAGAAAATCAGGATAATGCGGCAACTGGCACCTTCACCACAGATCAGCGAGAACTTTCCGCTGTGGGTGTAATTATGCCATATGACATCACTTTCCAGTTTATGAAGGAAAATATTGAGGGCAAAAAGGCCAATGAGACTTTAGCCCGATTATTTGCCCAGCAGTTCGCAAATGACACCGTCGATTTAGCTTTCAACGGCGATGAATCTGACACATCGAGCGGAGACAAGGACTTTTTATCCATTAACGACGGATGGATTAAGATTTGTGAAAGTGACTCAGGAACACATAAACATGACTCCAAAGCATTAAATGGAGATATGATTAAGATTTTTGATGCAATGCTGACACAGATGCCATCGAAATTTTTCCAGATGTATCAACAAGAAGATAAAAGCCAGCTCAAAATCTTTGTTTCACATGATGAAAACAGAAAATACAAAAATCAGTTGGTCGAAAGAAACACTGCTCTCGGTGATTCCGTCCTGATCAGCGGCCAGAATGTGAACTACGATGGCTTTGAGATTGTGCCCGTTGGTTTCCTGCCGAAAGGCTATAGAATGCTGACTACGTACAAAAACCTTGCTTATGGTATTTATGGCGGAAGCTTAGAGACTTACCATGAAGTGGTGCCGCGTAAGTTAAGACATGAATATACCCTTCTGGCAGACTGTGATTTTGAAATCCATAATCCAGATGTCGTTGTTGTCAGCAAAGACCGCACTGAATAAGAGGTATCAGAATGGCAGCCAAAAAGGTAGAAGCGGGACATAAGGTCACCGCTGATGAAAAGAACGACAGAAGCCCGGCAGAAGTCATACTGGAAGAACAGGCCGGGCTTCCAGTGGAAGAAGCTGTTCCAGAAACAATTAAAGAAGAACAAGAACCAGAGGAAAAAGAACTGGAACCAAAACTCAAGCACCCGCTCAATATCGTTGTTCTTACGAGAGCAGCTTCTTTCTTGAGCAATGGTGTTTTGTATAAGAAAGGCGAACCAGTCGAGGTTGAGGAAGAGCTGAAAGAAAAACTACTAAAAACCGGGCTGTTCGAGTAGGTGGAGTCATGCCGGAAGTAGAAAAAAAGCCGTATGCTGACCTTGAAGAAATCAAGGAATATTTGGGGGCAAAGGCCGATAAATACACCGATAAGACCTTAACAAACTTTGCTCTTGCAGCGAAGGATATGATTGACGGCCATTGCGATTACTACAAATTAACAGTAGGTGATCCGGTTTCAGATATTGTGAAGGTCGTGAATAAGGAACTTGTCAAGGCAATGCTTACTGTGGATGTTAATAAAACATCCGAAAGAGTCGGAGAAGTCTCCTTTTCGTATAATGATAACCGTTTTGATGCGATTTTAGCAAAATTAAACTATCTTCCTGCGAGTAGCAGTGAAGAAGGACAGGCGGGGCTTAAAGCAAGTGTACGCCTGATTTAGGAGGCTAAAATGTTTGATACAAATCTTACCATTTACAATATTTATCGCGATTATCAAAACGATAAGCGGGTGTACCATCGAACAAATCTCCACGGTGTGAACTGGCAGGGAAAAAATGTACAAAATCTGTCCAACAAGGAGATTGAAAGTGCAGACTACTCGAATGTTTATATTCCTGAGACGGTGGTTGCCGATGAAGGGAAAGTGTTTTGCACTCCGGAAGAATGGTCAGCAAAAGGTACCGACCGATCAGGCAGGTTTACCTTCCAAAAGAATGATATTGTGGTGCAGGGGAACATCGACTTTGACATAACGGGTGAAGAAGGGGCAAGGGAAAAAGATTTTTTTGAACGCTTTCCCGCCCTTCGAGTCTTTGAGATTACCCCTTGTTTTTTCGGCTCTGAGGCGGATCACTGGAAGATTGGTGCGAAATAATGGGCTTTAAATGTACTGTAAAGATGGATGCGCCAAAAACGATATTAGCAAAGCGTAATCTAAACCCCGGCGGTGAAGCTGTAAAGACATTGCAAAAAGAGATCCACGCTAAAGCTGAACCGTACACACCAAAGGATACCGGGAACCTTATTCGGACGGTTTTGTTCAATCCCTTTATTGGTGTGCTGATCTATTCGGCATCAAACAGAGGATTTATCTATGCTTACCGTGTCTGGAATCCTGCGAATAATTTTAATTTTCAGCAGAACGGCTCTGGAAAGCGTGGAAATAACTGGATTGTCCGTATGTGGATTGACCAGAAAGCCGACATTTTAAAAAGTGTCGCAAAGGTCTCAGGAGGAAAAGTGAATGAACGATCCAATTATTAAGATTGTCCGAGATTTTATAAAAACATGTCCCCATCTACCAGAGTATTACAAAGGCATTGGTGTAAATTATTTGTCGGATCAGACGGACACTTATGTGATCGAGAGTGTGCCGGCAGAAGAAATCATTGATGGCTACACCGATGGCAGCACCACACGGCAGTTTGTTTTTGTCTTTGCCAGCAAAGAGCAATATGGGGAAGATGTTTTAAACAACATTGACAATCTAGGCTTTTATGAGAAGTTTTCTCGATGGTTTGAAGAAAAAACAATATTCCGGCAGTTACCGGAACTCGGAGAGGGACGGGTAGCCGAAAAATTAACGGCTGAATCCGTCCCATATGTATTAAGCGAAAAAAATAATAAGGCGAGGTATCAAGTCCAGTGCAGACTTGTGTATTACCAGCCAAGAATAATAGAAAATAATAGCGAAAAAGGAGTATGATTTATGAAAAAAGCAATGCGTTTTGACACGCTGGATTTTATCAATATTGGCACTGGAGAAGCGGAAGAATGGGCTTTAATGGGTGGCTTTAACAAGTTGGACGAAAGTCCTTCCCCTAAGGTAGATACCAAAGGGTATGTGCACGACCGGGCGGCTTCGTCTACCGTTACGGGCTACGAACCCTCATTCCCATTTGAATCTGACCGGATTGTGGACGATAAGGCGAATAAGATGCTTTATGAAATTGGCAGAAACCAGAAAACTGGTGAAGATGCGGAAGTTGACTATATTCGTGTCGAATTGACTGAGGAAATCACTGGTGCAGAAAAGTCCAACACCTTTGCGGCTCGTAAGTTCAGATGCGCCGTTGAGGTAACGGATATTTCCGGTGAATCCCTGGAAGTCCAGAAGGTTTCCGGTACCTTATACCAGTGCGGTGACTTTATTGACGGGGAGTTTAACATCGAAACCAAGAAGTTTACAGCAGCAGCTTGAAGTGCTCCTGTTGAAAGTCCGGATGTGGCTTCTCTGTCTCATGAAACCACAGAACCGGACGAACCGGCTGCGGAACCGGAACCATTTATGGATGAGATGAATTTAGAAAGCGAGGATACGTATGAAACAGTTTAAATTTGGTGAAAAGCGGCTGATTAAGTTTGATATTGAAGGGAAAGTTTATCAACGTCCCTATAATGAAACGCTTATCCGAACAATAGAGGAAGTTGAAAAAAACCTTAATAACGCAATGAAAAAAATTGAAGATACCACTAGTTTTAATGAAATGTTTGCAGAGGTTGAAAAAGAATGCAAAAAAGGCATTGATTTAATCCTTGGTCAAGGTAAATTTGACGAAATTTTTGGAGTCCGAGGCTATGATGCCATGGAAGAAGCCGATCTGTTGATGTATTTAATTGACGAAATCAACGATTTCCAATACGAAATAGCAGAAGAACAGGCTAAGGAAAACAAAGTGGTTGAACTGAGTCCGGAGAAGAAAGCACAGATTGAAGGTGCAATGAAAAATGCTGTAAGTTCAGAAGCGGGGGCAATCCATGAGTTGGGAATTCCAAGGAGAACTGCCGAGTATCGTTAAGATTGACGGTGCCGATTATTACATTCATTCTGACTATCGTGTGTCCATTGAATTTGCTGAGCTGATGGAATCAGATCTGAAGGATGATGAAAAGTGGATTCGTGCGCTTGAACTTTATTTCGGTGGTATTCCTCAAAACATCAACGCAGCTGTTGAGAGCATCGTCTCTTTTTATTCCTGCGGAAAAGATGCTGAATCTATCCAGAACGAGGCAGCAGAACAGGAGGACGTCCGTGTCGTTGATCTCAGAAAAGATATGCCGTATATTTATGCGGCTTTTTTAGACCAATACAAGATTGATCTGTACGAGACTCAATACCTACACTGGTGGCAGTTTATGGCCATGTTCAAAGGTCTGCGCAAAGATGCCCGTATCGTAGAGATTATGGGCTATCGCAGCGCAAAAGAAGAAAGCTGGATGAGTAAGGAGCAAAAGGCCGAAATAAGGCGTATGCACCGGATATGGGATTTAGACAAGCGAAGCGATTCTGATCGAAAGGCTGATGAAGAATTTCTCAAAATGATTCAGGAAAGTGGCGATATTGCTGGGTATTTGTCCTTAATAAATAACGATGAGGGTGACTAAAATGTCAATAAAAAAACCTGCGCAAAGGCAGGATGATAAAAACAAGCAATTTATATATAATGTTACTTCTGTAATTTGTTCACCTGATCAAGTGAGAGTATCCTTTTCTCTTGACCTCCACGATTGGAAGAAATTAGAAAAGTCAGAGAACTGGCAGCACTTATTGGATTGTTTGGATGATTAGGAAAGTAGACATATCCTGAATAAGCCGCAAGTGTTGATAGCGCAATAGGCATAACCGTTTGCGGATAGTCGTGTCTATATAAAGTATCATTATTTTTATGTATAGTGTGGGTAAGCGCAATCCCAGGAAGTTTACTACATGGGAAAAGCATTTTATTTTGTTGGATTAAGAGATCTGTTATAGCAATGGGTAAACGAGAGCGATTGACGAATTGTATATACAATAGCACACCTTCACTCCCAAAGTCATAGGAAAGAATGCGAACTTCAATATTTTTTCTGTTTTGAATCAAAATATAAACCCATGAAATACATGTACCTACTAAACTAATGATTGATATAAAAATAGCTATGATTTCTGGTTTGGAAAAATCTATATCCATAAGTTTTGCTCCTTCTTTATGCATAATTATTATACCATGTTTTAAGCGAAACAAAAAGCTTCTTATGTTATAATAGACTTATCAAGATAATGAGGTAAAAACGATGCTAACCGTTAATATTGAAAACGCCATGAAGGATATGGATCAGCTGATCAATGAAGTAAATGACAGTCAGACACCTGTTGCGATCATCAATGATCAAGGTAAAAATGCTGTGCTTGTATCTGAGCAAGAATGGCAATTGATTCAGGATAAAATACATCTGAACAAAGCATAACGAAGTAGTGGTGTGGTTGGATCAAGATTCATTATAAGGAATACAGGTTCTATTTAAAGTTAGTAATTCGTGAACTGAATTATGATAAGATTTAGCCTCAGAAGTTTCTTGATAATAATCTGAAATGATAGTATAATAGCCTTATACTTATAAGGGGGCGTCGCTATGGGTAAGAAAAAAGAGCAGGAGCAAACAACAGACAGCGGAACATTAATAAGCGGTTTACCGCAGAAAAGTAAATATGGACATATTATTTTAGAGTTTGAAGGCGATAGACTTAAAATTGTCGAAGATGGTGGTTTTTTTAAGGTGAAGCCGATTCAGACGTTTTGGTTAGATGTTGATAAAATAATTTCTATTGATCTTATTACCCAAGACAATATAGTAGAAAAGCAAAAAAGTACATTTGGACGTGGTATTGCTGGTGCAGCTTTGTTTGGGACAGTCGGAGCTATAATTGCGACATCTTCTCCTAACACGGAAACAACAGTTGAAAAAACAGGTGTATTGGTAATATCCTACTACGGAAATGACGAAAATGATATTAAGACGATTAATCTAGGTGAAACTGAAGCAGGATTCCCTTATACTAGAAATTTTATAGCATATTTCAGAAAACACTACCGAGGCGAATTTCAAGAAAACGAAAACGGCGACATAATCTTATAGATTGTAACCATCCGAAAGGGTGGTTTTTTTATGCAATAATTTATATGAAACAACTGTGTCTATTACTAGAAGTAACGGATTTAATGATGAAAGGAAAACTAAATGGCTGAAAATAATAAAGAAACTTTACCCCAAACACCCATATTGAGGCTAGATTTTTATGGAAATCATGGCTTTGTATGGATAAACGGTCAATTTATTGATCGCTGTAAGGGTGTTAATGTGAATTATCAAGTCGGGGCGGGTGGCACACAATCCATGGAAGTCGATTTAAAACTTGATCTTGGAGGAAAGCCTCGCGATCATGATTGCCGACTCGATTTAATCGGGAATTTTTCACCGATGAATCGTACGGATTTGGAAAACGGGTACCGCCCATCGAAATGTGATAAATAATGGGCGGTTTTAGCGTTAAAGAAGACGACAACTCGGTTGAGTATGAATACAGGAGTTGCTTTATATCTAAAACTATATGAAGGAGTAATTAATGAGTAAAATAAAAAAAAATCAATCATATAATTTAAATATGGTTGATCTTGTAGAAAGTTCAATGCCTCAGATAAACAACAAAAGCTTTGGTGGATGTAGTACAAAACAAAATAGCAGAAAAAATACAAAACTAAATAATGTATTATTGGTTATTTCATTAGTATGTTCTATCAGTTCGTTAATTCTTTGTTTTCTTTAACATAAGGTTCTAGGTAAAGCTGGTATTTGAAACTAAAATTTTTATTCCTATTTGTGTTAAAAGTGACCTGAATAGGTTTGTGAGCTATAATTATTGGTTCAACTTTAAATGTGTTAAAACAAAAATAGCCACTTATAGAAGCAAAAGAGTCAAGGCTCACGGGTAAGGAGGTTGAGTTAATAATATTTATAAATCCATCTTTACTGGAATGTCTACGATATAGTTCAGTCTCTTTTTCATAAGAATGAAAAGACAATACTTTAGAGTCGGTGGTAACTTTGTCCCAGCTAGGCACATCCCAAGTTAAGAGATCAATGCTTGTGATTGAAATGGGCATTTTTGATTTGTTAATAATTATAAAGTAAATAAAAAGTTGCTTTGTCATCTCGTTTTTTGAACAAAAATAGTCAGTTACTACGACATCAATTTTAGAACTTTCACTGTGGTATTTATTAATAGCAAGATATGTAGATAATACTGAACCTATAATTGATAGTATAAAGGTTATATTTTCTTTAGTAATAAGATTCTGAATCATATTAAGATCAAAAGGCATGTAAAACTCCATTATAAGATTTTATTAATTCGCTGTTGGTATCTAAGAGTATAACACATTTAGCGTAGAAGAGAAAGGAGATGGTAGGAATTGCAAAAAGAGTAAAATGTACAGAATGTGATTACATTATGCCCCTGACTTATAGCGAAAACGCTGAGTGCAGGGGTGTTTTTGTACAATGCAAAGGCCGAAATTGTAAAAAACCATTTGAGATAAAAATAAAAAACGGTAAACAAGTCAAGTAGAGCCATTATGAGCCGATGACAAGTCACACGATTAAGAGGTGGTGAAATCATTGGCTAAAAGTGATGGTCAGGTCATTATTGAAGCCCGTATTGATACGGAAAAGGCTGAAAAAGACCTAAAAAACTTAGAGAATAAAGTTCAAAAAACAGCCAAGAATATTGAAAAAACAAATGTAAAGGTAAAAGTTGACAGCGATACGGACAAGGCCACTAAAGACTTAAAAGGCCTTGAAAGCAAGGCGAAAGACCTGTCTAAAAATAAAGCTAAAGTATCTGTCACTGCGGATGTGGAAGCGGCTGATGCTGATCTTGTAAGACTTAAAGCGCAGGCTAAGACGCTGGACAAAATGAAGGTTGAAGCGGCTGTAAAAGCTGAAACAGCTTCGGCAGCTGCGAATTTAGCACGTATGCAGGCTCAGATGCGTACTATTAACCAGATGAAAGCCAAAGCCACGGTCACAGCGGATTCGTCGCAGGCTGAGGAGAAAACATCAAAGCTGAAAGGTCTGATTAAAACTCTGGTCGACAAGGTCCATAAAGTTATAGTTGATGCGGATACGACCGGAGCGATGGCGAATCTAGCTGCTCTTAATGAAAAGACTAAAAAGGCTTCATCCGGCATTAAATCTATGCTTACCTCGGTTGGGGTTGTCAATGCGGTTTCCGCTGCTTTTAACACGGTTAAGCAGTCTGTTAGCAGTGCATTTAGTCGTATCGACACCATGAATCAGTTTAACCGAACGGTTACAGCGATCACCGGGAGTGCTGAATCGGCTGGGATTGCCTTAGGGCAATTGAAGGACATCACGAAAGGTACTGCCTATGGTCTTGACGTAGCGGCCAAAGCGACACAGAACTTTGTCACCCGAGGGTTGGATATTAGCCAAGCCACTGATCAGGTGCGTATCTGGGGTGACGCCGTCTCTTTTTACGGCAAAGGAACCAACGAACAGTTTGAGAATGTCACCGACGCTTTGGCAAAGATGCGCACCAAAGGCAAGGTCGAGATGGATCAACTTGACCGGCTTTTTGAAGCTGGGATTGATGCAGTTGGTATGTATGCTCAGGCGACTGGACGATCATCAGCCGAAGTGCAGGACGATTTGTCTTATGGGCGTATCAGCGCAGAGGAATTCATCAATACGGTTTCTACTGCTATGCAGGAAGGAACCAATGGTGTTTTAAGCGTTGCTGGTGCGGCTAAAGAAGCCGGTGCAAGTTGGGCTGGAACTTTTGACAATGCAAAAGCAGCCTGTGCCCGTGGGATGCAGGCGATTATTGACTCAATTGAAGAGGCTTTAGCTGCTAATGGGTTACCGACCATGAAAGAGTCCGTCGCTAATCTGGGCAAAACGTTTGAAGAAATGGCTGGTAAGGCGGCCGCTATCATGCCGCAGGTCATTGAAAAATTAACATGGTTCGTTGATCACGGCGACGCTGTTGTCGGAGTTATTACGGCGATTGCTTCAGCATTTGTTGCACTTAAAGCTGCTGGGGCTATAGCAAGTGCGATATCAGCATTTAAAGTAAGTTTTAATGCAGTTAAAGGTGCAACTTCACTTTTAGGAAAAACATTAGCAGCCTTAGGACTAGGCCCGATCCCGCTTGTAATAGCGGCGGTGGCTGCTCTGGTAGCTGGAATCATTTACCTCTGGAACACCAACGAAGATTTCCGAAACGGCGTTATTAATATCTGGAACGGGATCGCCTCTTTTTTTACCGAGACCATTCCAAACGCTTTTAGCAGCCTTATTGAGTGGTTTAAAAGCAATTGGGCGGGGATCGGACTATTTATCGTCAATCCGATCGCCGGGGCTTTGAAGCTGCTCTATGACAATAACGAAGGTTTCCGGGAGTGGGCTAATAATCTTTTGGCGAATATCAAAAATGCCTTCCAAAATGGCTGGAACAATATTGTCGCGTTTTTTACCGAGACCATTCCCGGCTGGATTACGAGCGTCGGTGAGTGGTTCAATCAGCTGCCTTACCTGATCGGGTACGCCCTGGGTTATGCGCTCGGCACACTGGTCCAGTGGGGCGTGAACGTCTGGAACTTTTTTACCCAGACCGTGCCGCAGTGGATCGCCAGCGTGGGCCAGTGGTTCTCCGAACTGCCTGGCCGGATCAATGAATGGCTGGTCAATGCTCTAACGCGGGCCATTACCTGGGGCGTCAATATGAAGCTTCAGATGCGCCAGGCGGCCATTGACGCGATTAACGCGGTCATCGAGTGGTTTAAGGAGCTGCCGGGCCGGGTGATGACCTGGCTGGAGCAGACGATCTCCAACGTGGTATCCTGGGGCTCGAACCTGTACAATTCTGCCAAAGAGGCTGCCCTCAAGCTGGTTAACGGCGTGATCGAGACCATCACCTCGCTGCCGGAAAAAGTCCAGGAAATCGGCCGAAACATTGTCGAGGGCATCTGGAACGGCATCAACGGAGCGGTGAACTGGATAAAAGATAAGATCGCTGGATTTTCAAACGGCCTGATTGACGGTGTAAAGGCTGCCCTTGGCATCCACTCACCATCAACACTCTTCCGGGATGTGATCGGCGTCAACATCGTCCGGGGCATCGGTGAGGGCTTTGAAAGCGAACTGCCCAGTTTAAAGAGCGCCATCGCAGCTGGCGTGTCCGGTCTGAGCACCGACGCCAACGTAGATGTCAAGACCACCATGACCAGCGTGGCACCCGTCCCTGTGGAAGAGACCGCCGCGGAAGGCAAGCAGCTTTCCAACCAGTGGGCTTTGATTAAGACGAATGTTCACACCCTCGTAGATCAACTGCAGCAAGGTACCACGGCGAAATTTAACACCGCCTACAGCCAGGTAAACGACTTGACCGCCACCTTCGCCAACCTAACCAGCCAGCAGTGGCAGCGTGTTTTAAGCCAGATAACGGCTGTTTTAGACAGGATTAGCAGTGCTTCAAGCTCCAAGTTCAATGAGGTGAAAAACACAGCAATCTCGATCATGAACGGCCTTCCGTCGGCGCTTTATAACGTCGGTGTATCGGCTATGAATGAGCTGATCAGTGGGATTAATTCACGTCAAGGTGATGCCAACAACGCAGCCAGCAGTCTTGTTGAAAGCCTGTTGAACAAATTTAAGGAAGGGTTAGGCATTGCCTCACCGTCCCGTGAGATGTTCTCCATTGGGCAGTATATGCTTCAAGGGTTAATCAATGGTCTTGACGGTGATAACTTATTAAAATTCGTTGATAATATTGTGGGTACCATCAAGGATAATTTCAGTAACATCAATCTGAAACAGTTGATTAGTGCCATGGGCAGTGATGTGACAAAACTCTGGCAGAAGCTGGGCATTAACTTTGGATCCGGCGCTTTTGGCGAAGGTGGCATGATGTGGCCAACGGATAGCCAGTCGATCACTTCTTATTTTGGAGGTCGTGATTCTCCGGGTGGCATTGGTTCGACCAACCACATGGGGATTGATATCGGCGCATCGGAAGGTACACCGATTTACGCAGCCATGCCGGGAACAGTAACAACGGCGGGGTGGTATGGTGGATACGGTAATGCCGTAATCATTGACCACGGCGGCGGGATGCAGACCCTTTACGGCCATATGTCGGCTGTCGGCACTTCCCCTGGTATGAATGTTATGCCGGGACAGGTCATCGGCTTTGTGGGCAGTACCGGAAATTCTACAGGGCCGCACTTGCACTTTTCTGTGATTCAGGACGGGCAATGGCTTGACCCGCTAGCGTTTTTCCCCGGCTTTAAGGTAGGAAGTAAGTATATCCCAAATGATATGCTGGCCTATCTGCATGAAGGGGAGGCGGTTGTCCGCAAAGATGAAAACCCACATGCGAACAGCAAGGGAAGCTTCTGGACCGATATTTTAAAGGGCGCGGTTAATAGTCAAAACGCGTCCATTCAGAATGAGACATCTCAGTTTTTCTACAACACGACAAACATGATCACGAATAATAACAACAATGAAACGATACAGAACGTCTATTTTCAGGAAACACCAAAACGTCCGTCTGAATTCAGGCAGGCACTTAAACAGGAGGGAAGGAGGTTAGCTTTTGGCAAGCAAGGTCTATAACATGACATTTGATAACGGCAAGGATAAGCTTGTTATTGGTGCCGGCACGGAATACGGAATTGTCAGCTACGAGGGCTTTGACAATACCAATATTGATGTAGAATTGGAAGAATACCAGTTTGATGGCGGGAAGATTATCCGCCAGCGCATCGGGAGCCGGGCAATGTCGGTGCATTTCCACTGTAAACAAAGCAATATCGAGCGAAAATTTTTTATGGAAGGTTTTTTCAGCCCGCATAAACCGGGCACGATTACGGTCAATAATCAAGGCCACTACCGCCAAGCAAGTTATATCGTGACTTCCCTTGAGGATAAACAGGAAAACTTGCATAGCGGCATTGAATTTGAGCTACAGATGAAAAGCCCAGAGGGCTATTTTGCAGACCCAGATTATACGCTGGTTGAAATGAACAGTTGGGAAGGCGGCTTTACATTGCCGTCTGACCTTCCATTTTCTCTTAGACACCGTGGTATTGCCCAAAAGGTTATTATCAACGAAGGGCAAGCCGATACTCCGGTGTGGGTTCAGTTTAAAGGGCCTGCAACGAGTCCGAAAGTCCGAAATGTGACAACTGGCCTACATGTTCAGGTGGCGACCTCGCTGACGGAGGGACAGACGCTGCACATCAAAACTGATGAGAATCGACCAGAAGTCTTGATTGAGGAAAATGGAATATTTACCAATGGATATCCATTAATTACGGATGCTACCAGCCTTGAGATGCGGCTTGTTGAAGGGGATAACCTTTTAAAATATGAATCCGCTGATGCGAACCAGATCAATCAGGTCAATGTACTTTATAAAAACAGGTATCTGGGGGTGTAGAAATGAAGCCAATTATCAGAGTATACGACAAAGACCTCCGGTTTCTCGGTGAAATTCATGACGCAAGCAGTGTGATCTGGACAAAGCGGTGGAGCACTTACGGCGATTTTGAGATTCATTTGGACAAGCCAGACCCACTTTTTGAAAATGGCAACTATGTTATGCTCAATCATGATCCTTACAAATGCGGTGTGATTGAGTATGATCAGGATGATGGCGATGGCTATCAATACAACTCGACAGAGGACTATGTTGTAAAAGGCTATAGTCTTCTTTTTTTACTCTATCACCGGATTACGGTTCCAACGAGTGCCAATGATGGCTATTTGGTTTGGAACAATAAACCCGCTGAGGATATTATGTATGAGCTGGTGGATGGGCAAGTCATTCATCCACTGGACACAAAGCGGGTTATCCCACATTTTGAAGCAGCGGCCAATCAACACCGTGGAAAGAAAATGACTTTCCGATCACGGCTGAAATATCTGCCAGATGAATTATATGAGCTTTCCATTGAATCCGGCCTGGGCGTTGCGGTGCGCTTTGACCCGGTCGGAAAGCGGTTTATCTTTGAAGTATTGGAAGGTGTTGACCGGCGGCGGACAGGTCTTGGAACCGAGATTAACCCCAATAGTTATATTTTTTCCAGACGAAACCGAAAAGTTAAAAAGCACACCTACACTCACGACACATCTTCTTTTAAGAACATGGCTTATATCGGTGGGCAAGGTGACGGTGATGACCGTACCATTGTGACCATCTATGATGATCTCTCAGGTTTGAACCGACGTGAAGCTTTTATAGATGCAAGGGATATCGCGGATGAGGAGGAGAATGAAAATACCAATACGGCTCTAGTTGATCGTGGCAAAACCAAACTGACCACAGATTTTAGGGAAGTTATTAATTATGAGTATGAAGCAGAAACCGAAGATTATATGGTTCTTTGGGATTTGGGCGATACCTGTACCTATATTGATGATAAAAAGCAGATCACGCTGCACCAGCAGGTGACTGAAGTCCAGGAGACCCACGAGGACGGCCAGTTGAAAATTGACCCGACCTTTGGTTATACGGAAAACTCGGTCTCGAAATCTTTAGCTTCGGTCACTCAGGCAACCATTGTAGAGCGTACAGGTATTAGTGCGAAATTCACACAATTATACGCGGATTATGCGGAGATACAGACCATTGTAGCGGGTAAGGCGGACATCAAAGACCTGACAGCTATGAATGGAAAGATCACCAACCTTGAAGCGGGGATTGTGACCATTACGGGCAATCTGAACGCTGCGGTTGCGGACATTACGACCTTAAAATCAAATTATGTTGAGGTTAACAAATTGGTGGCTGAAAAAGCCAGCATCGAGAGTTTGAATGCTGTTAAAGCGCATATCGAAGACCTTGAGGCGAATATCATAACGGTGGATCAGCTGAATGCGACGAATGCACGTGTAGATATTCTTGAAGCTGGGAATGTAACCATTACCGGGCGTTTGGATGCGGCAGAAGGGCATATTACAGACTTAACCGCAGATAATGTCACTATTAATGGAAAACTAACTGCTGCCGAGGCCAATATCGGAAAGCTGACCGCAGACCTTGTAACGACCAATGAGTTGGTGGCAAAGAAAGCTGCCGTTGAGGATTTAAATGCGGCCAATGCAAAAATTGAAAAGCTTGAAGCCGACATTGCAAATGTCGGTGATTTATCAGCCATTACCGCGGATATTGGAAAGCTGAAAGCGGACGTCGCGGATATTGATACGGCCATGATCGGCAAAGCGGATATTGACCTTGCCAACATCAAGAACGGCTGTATTACTACGGCGATGATCGGTACAGGTGTTATCGGCACCACGCAGATCGAAGACGGCAGTATCACTGATGCAAAAATTGTTGAACTGTCAGCCAACAAGATTACCGCTGGGCGGCTGGATGCGGCTCAAATTGAAGTTGTAAACCTCAATGCGGCGAATATCACGGTCGGCACCATCAACGGGGTGCAGATCGCACCCGGGGCCATTGATCTGGATAAATTATCGGGTACGGTGTCTGGAATGATCAATGGGGCGGTGGATACGGCTAATAATGCCCAGATCACAGCTGACGGTAAGAATAAGATTTACTATCAGTCTACTCAGCCGCCGACAACGGGGCGAAAAACCGGGGACACCTGGTTTGACACCGCCAACGGCTATAAGGCTTATGTCTGGAATGGTACCAGCTGGTCTGCTAGCCCTTTTGGTTCAAGCGCCTTGTCGGATGCAGTAAACAGCAGTATCACAACAGCAGGCAGCAACGCCAGTACCGCCTTAGCCAATGCGGCGGCAGCTAAAACCGCAGCCGATCAGGCCGCGAAGGATGCACAGACAGCACAGAGTAATGCCAGCGCCGCAAAGACAGCCGCTGACCAGGCCGCCAAAGACCTGGAAGCCGCTGAAAAAAATCTGGCAGCGGTTACTGGCAGGGTGGATGCCACAGAAGAAGAAATCGCAGCTGCACAGGAAGCGGTCACAACAGCTCAAAATAAGGCCAACGCAGCGGCTCAGGCAGCAGCCACGGCACAGAGTACCGCCGATACAGCGAAACAGAACGCGGCGACCGCCCAGACGAAAGCCGACAGCGCCTACTCCCTTGCGGATCAGGCAAAAAAAGCAGCCGATTCCGCCCAAACCAGCGCGGACGGAAAAAATACCGTCTTTTACCAAACTACACAGCCGCCAACTACCGGAAGAAAAACAGGAGACACCTGGTTTGATACCGACGATGGAAACAGGATTTACCGTTGGGACGGCAGTAAGTGGACAGCAGCCCAATTTGGTACAAACGCTATTGCGAACGCAGCTATCACAAATGCATTAATCGCGGACGCAACCATACAGAGTGCCAAGATCGCAGCTTTGGATGCGGGTAAAATTACGACCGGTATATTGGCAGCAGCTAGAATCGCGGCAGGAAGTATCACAGCGGATAAGCTGGCAAGTAAAAGCATTACCGTTGGACAGATCAGCGACGCTGCTATAAAAGGCATCAACGACTTGATCACGATCGGTGCTCGCAATCTGCTGCGAAACAGCGGTACGCCGACTACTAACACGACTTATGGTACACGCGTATTCAATACGTCCGGTCTGAAGCCAAATACCAAATATACCTTTGTGGTCAATGGCTTCACCAGTTCGGCCAGCCAGAAAATCGGTTTATGGTTCAATAGTGGCAGTGCTGGCGGTTTCTTTGTCAGCCCGACTACTACAGCCAAAACCCAGTTTGTGGTCTGTACGACACCAGCAACGCTGACGACAACCAACGTCAATATCTACAACTACCCCAGCGGCTCCACCAGCTGTACCATCAACTGGGCTTGCCTTTACGAGGGCGAGATCAAACCGCCCATGGACTGGACACCAGCGCCGGAAGACGATACAGCGGCCATCGCCACAAACTCCATTGCGAACTGGTGCTATAACAACAACCTGACCTATATCAATGGTGGAAAAATCTATACAGGAACCGTTACAGCGACTCAGATCGCCGCTAACGCCATCGTCGCAGGGAAGATTGCCGCAAATGCAGTTACCACAGCAACGATTGCAGCAGGAGCGATCAACGCCGATAAGCTCGCGGCCAATTCTGTGAACGCCAGCAAAATTGTCGCAGGCAGTATTACCGCTGCCCAGCTTGCTGCCAGTACCATCACAGGGGATAAGATTGCAGCAACAACCATCGCTGCCGGAAACCTCGCTGCTAATGCAGTCACCTCAGATAAAATCGTGGCCGGAGCGGTTACATCTGGGAAAATCGCCGCAAAATCCATTACGGCGAATGAAATGGCAGCGGGAAGTATTACCGCTTCAAATGCGGCTTTGGCAGATGCCTGTATCGTCACCGCTAAAATCGCTGACGGTGCCATTACCAATGCTAAGATTGCCAATGCGACGATTCAGAGTGCAAAAATTGCGGCATTGGATGCGGCTAAAATTACTTCCGGGTATATTGCGGCGGCTAGAATACAGGCAAAATCTTTGACTGCTGATAAGTTTAATGTCAGCACCTTATCGGCGATTACTGCCAATCTTGGTACCGTGACTGCTGGTGTGATCAAGTCTGCAAATTACGTTGCTAACAGTGCAGGAATGCAGTTGACGCTGAGTAATGGTGTTTGGGACAGTAAAAACTTTAAAATTGGGAGTGATGGTGGGATCACTTTAAGCGGTGAACTTATTATGGATACGAATAAGGGAAGGCTTGTTTTTTTTGGTGAATCTCATGATTGGACCGTTGGAAAACAAGAACTCGGGTCTATTGGTGTTACAGTGACAACTGAAAACATTCCAATTGAGTTTACCAATAAGGTCATTTCGTATTCGTGCAAAAATGTCGATATGACGATTGGCGGTTCAAGAATTCTGTCCTTATCAGAGAGAAAGAATCTCGCCATCGGTCCTAATGCGCCAGCAGAGCGCACTGTGCAGTGTTGTTCTGATTTTGAAATGAAAGGTGGTAGCATTCTATTAAAAGACAAAAACGATAAAATTCTTGGGTTGGGTTTTCTCAATTCCGTATACCCTGTTGGTTCTATCTACCTGAGTGTGACCAGTACATCGCCAGCCACTTTGTTTGGCGGGACGTGGGTAGAGATACAAGGGAGGTTCTTGCTTGGAAGGAGTTCCAGTTATGGAAATGGGAGTACTGGCGGGGCATCTGCGGAAACACTCGCCATTGCACAGATACCAGCACACAGACATACCTATTATGTAAACATTCAGCATGGCGATGGCCAAAGTGTGTCTGGAGAAGCTTTGCAAAGCGGTTTAACAGTTGGGGGCCGTAGAAGATATGTCGATGAAACAATCAACCAGGGCGGCGGCGCTTCACACAATAACATGCCTCCCTATTTAGCTGTTTACATGTGGAAGCGAACCGCCTAGAAAGGAACATTTATGAAAGTATTAAAATTAAATGATGGAACACTTTACAATGTACTTTATGCCGAACCCGGAGAGATTCTCGGACACGGTGAAAGGACTTTGGAAATTGGTGTTCTTCTTGAAAATGGAATGACACCGCTCGATATTGAAAATGCTTTTAAAAATCATGCCGCCCGTATTGAACTTGGCGGGAAAGGGCTGACGGAAACCGGCGAAGAAACACCCTTTGAATGCCATCAGGTTTTTGAGGGCTATTCTCAGATCAAAACCTATACCGTTAACCGAAACTTTCTCCATGATATTGACCAGACCGCTGAAGTGGTCCAAATCATCATGCAGGAGCCGGACTTGAAAACACAAATGCAAAACAAAAACAATGATATTATGATGGCCCTGACAGAAGTCTATGAAATGATCATCGGGGAGGTTTAAAATGGCTAAAATCTATTACACGCTCATCAAGGAAGGGCGAAAAACGATTGACGATGTCCCGCAGAAAATACGGGCGGAAGTGCAGGCGTTACTCGATGCTGACAAGAATTAAACTTTGGATTTTAACAAAACTAGCAGGAAAGGAGGGAAAGGATATGGCTATTATTTACGCCACTTTGATTGTGAATGGTAAAAAAGACTTTTCGCAGGTACCAGATCGGATTAAAGATCAGGTGCGTCAAGTTTTGAAAGATTTAGAACTGGAAGAATTAATCAGCGAGAAATAAAAAGGAGAATTAGAAATGAAATTGAAAAACAAAGAAATTATTGTTGCGATCGACAATTTTGAAAATTTGAATAAAGCGGGAATCAAGCTTCCCGGGCGTATCGGCTTTACGATCAAACAAAATAAAAAGAAGCTCCTTGCGGAGTATCGGGATTATCTTGAAGAACTGAATGGCATTGGGGCAGAAAAAGACTCACAAGAATGGAAAGACACTACGAATGAGCTTTTAGAAGCAGAGTCTGAGGTTGCGATTGCGAAAGTTTCTCCAGAGCTGCTTTTTGATCAGGATTATGAGCCGATTCTGTTTGATATTTTGGATTTTATGTTGGAGGAAGTGCCGGAGGAAGGTTCGGCAGAATAAGGAGGCATTTATGGCAGTAAAAAATTCATTTTTCTGGAATGGAAGTGATGAATACGGCGAAGAAGAGATTGCAGCGGTACACGAAGCGACCATTCGTCCCGGAATAAAGGTGGACGATGCCGGAAACCTGTGTTTTGCCGTTACATCACCTTCAAACGGGAAAATTTCGATTGCCCCAGGGATTGCCCATCTGAGCGGTCCGGCATGGTTTTATAAAAGTACAGCAACCGCTTTAACAGTAACAGCAGACAGTACTTATAACCGAATTGACCGGGTGGTGCTCTACGCAGATTTTGTAGGAAAAAGGACGGGTATTGAAATCAAGAAAGGGACCGCCAGCAGCGCCCCTGTGGCACCGGCTTTGCAACGGGACACACGCCGTTATGAACTGTCCCTTGCCCGAGTCACGGTAAAGCCTGGTGGCTCAACGACAGTAACTGATGAACGTGTCAATACAACCGTGTGTGGAGCGGTAAGAATGCGGGACTGTTCCGAATTTGACTCTTATTTCAAAATGATCCAAAAGAGCTTTGATAATTGGTTTAACACGCAGCAGGGCGCAGGATGGCGGCAGTTTTATATTCAATCAACAACACCGCCTAGCACGGTCGTTGATGGCGCTTTATGGCTGGATACAGGAAACAATAACCAGTTGAAGGAGTATGAAATTGCGAGTGAGAATCAGGTTGGTACGTGGAAAAATATTTATGTAAAGCCGAATGTGGCGGACATCTATAGAGACAATAGGAATAAACTTTTTGGTGTAAAAATGGCTGGGGATATTGTGCGGGGTCATACTGTAGATAACAGTGTTATTGGAACCCTTCCGTTTAACACAGCAAGGGATGGTTTTGTGACAAAAACAGATTATGCCGAGCTTCAAAGCGATGGTAGTGTAAGAATCACACGCAAAGGATACTATGATTTTTCGGCGAATGTTTTTATATCGGATTCTCCAGGGCTTGAAGGGACTTATCATATGCGTATTGTTAAACGCAACACGGATTTTACAATCGGAGAAAACTATGTACATACATCAACGATTAATCCAAATCATATTTGCTCTGGTAACCCAAGTGGGTATGATTATTGCGAAGCTGGCGATATTATATCTATTTACGTTGCGCCACCAAGATATCAAAGCCTTTATAGAATTGATCAAAAACATACACATCTTGAGATTGCGCCATATGCGTTTTTTGAGTAGAAAGAGGAATGGGAATGATGCCACCACCAGAGTATTTAATGAATTTAAAGGAATGGGCCGCAGCGATAACGACAATTGCTGCGGTCTTTATATTGGTCTGTACGCCTGTAGGAAGCTGGCTCAGAGGTCTGTTTAAGAAACATGTTCAAGACCCTGAAAGCTTACAGGACAAGCAGATTGCAGAGATGAGAGCGCAATTAGCGGCCTTGGAACGTGCCAGCATGGCGACCCTACGTGACCGGGTCGTTTTTTTGTGTGAAAAATATTTAGAAGCTGGGGAGATAGCGCCCCGGCAGTTTGAAGTTTTGACGGGCTTGTATGAATCATACCGGGAATTGGGTGGCAACAGCTTTGCCCATGATCTGTATGAGAGTGTACGGATTCTATTTCAGAATGGAGGTAAGGATTGATGGACAAAATTAATTGGAAGGTACGGCTGCAAAGCAAAGAATTTTGGATGGCCATGATCGCATTTGTGATCCTAGTGGCACAGTATGTCTGCAAATGGTATGGATTGGAGTTCGATATTCCCGGTCTGAACGAGATATTATCATCCCTTTTAGGGCTTTTAATCTTGCTGGGGATTGTGGTCGATCCAACCACGCCAAACACCACAGACAGCCAGGTATCACAAGAAAAAATGAGTATTGATGAAAGTGCAGAACAGGTCATTGCTCGGACATTGAGCAACGATGATCTGGCAAAGATTTTGAGTAAAGTAAGCACAAAGGAGGACAAGTAAATGACATTATGGAGTGACATAGCAATTCAGCAGTTTTTGATTGCAATCGGTAAAGATTTAGGCCCGTCTGGTATTGATGGGGAACTTGGAGATAAAGGCTCAGACAGCTATTCCAGAAGGGCAATTGCCAGCTTTCAGGGCGATTATGGACTGGATCAGGATACGATTTGGGGTGAGCAATGCCAACGTAAAGCAAAAGAGGTTTTGACAAATGGTATTCAGTTGACCGCAAATTTTAATTCGAATGAGCTTGGATGCGGTATCGCCGTATCCGATGACCCAAACGCTCCGCACGATGATGACTGCATGAACTGGCCGGATATGATCAACCTGACAGCGCTCAACTGCTTACAGGCTACACGCGACCGTATTGGGCCGATCCAGGTGACCAGTGGTGTACGTTGCAGAACTTACAATAACTGGTTGTCCGGCAGCAGCAGCGAAAGTAAACACATGGCAGGCCGAGCGTTCGATTGTAATGCTATGGAAGCCGTAAGCTATGAAACACTGCTGCAAATAGGGTTAGAATGCGGTTTTACATGGGGCTACGTTGGGGATGGGTATGTCCATCTGGAATATGACGGCCCCAGTTTTTAAGTAGTATTACGCAAGTTATAAGTGGTTTCTCGTGCAAATTACGCGATAAAATGGCTTTAAATAGCCGATTCTTTGAATTTTCTCGTGTAAATCTCGTGTATTCAGGCCGTCCTTTGGGGCGGCTGTTTTTTATTGAATCCTATAAAACAACATGATATAATTTAGTTAGCACGGATGGATCTAAGCCTCCTTGCTCTATATGTACACTCCCCTGGTCTAAAGATCCTTTGATCGGGGGATATTTTGATAATTTAAAGAGTTGGAGATATCCAATGTATGTTGGATGAAAAATCGCCTTTAACGAATTGGTTAAGGCGGTTTTTTGATTGTTTAAAACCCGCTCAGCGAGGGTATAAATATTTTCGAACACACATACCTTTTACTTAGTTTACATCTCCCCCCAATACTTTTCCTTTTTTAGAGCTCTTGGTCTTTGGATCGGGAGTTTTTTATTTTTTACTCTATTTTTCGCCAAAAAGGCTAAAAATTACTCTCGAAATTCTTGCCACACTTTTTGCCACATATTGCAAATAATAAAATAGGTACTCTATAATTAGTTATGGCAATAAATACTTTGAGGGGATCATAGAGTATGAAGGGAAAACAAATAGTAAATTTTATTTCGAGTTTTATTTTGATTTTACAGATTGTTATTTTTTGTGTAGAATTTTTTAGTATTAATTCATCATTTTTTATTTCAATCGGAGATATGTTAAATTCTGCAACAATATTTTGGAATGTTCTATTTCTTCTTTTTATTTTTTCTTGTTTTATGATTAAGAAAAATAAAATATACGGATATCTAAATTTAGTTATAAATACGGCAAATATAATTTTATTAAATAAATTATATAAAAATGAAGTTATAATAGAAAAATATAATTATATTAAATCGATTTTTTTGAAAATTAATCTGCAGACTCTATTATTAGTTGGAATTTTTTGTGTAGTATGTACAGTTCTCTTTTTGTTGATTTTTAAAAGAAACGGATTAGTGAAAAAAGCTGAAAATTATGAATCTCAACAAGGCGAAGCGGACAATGAAATTATTTATGAAGATGAGTTCAAGGAACATCATAACGATAGTAATGCTAAAAACAATATTAATCCTAAAAAAGATGAAGGAAAAAATTCTGAGATTAAAGATCAACCTACATCTAAAACGGAAAAGATATCTTTTTGGATTATTTTTGTGATACTTTTAGTTACACTAGGAGCTGCCTTATCTTTTCTCCCCAATATATTAATTCAAAATGAAATAATTGGGTATAGCTTGGCAAGCATTTTGCTGTGCGTTTCCTTTATTTTTATAGGAGCTTTAGTAACGGCTTTAATTGCTAGAAGAATTTGTGCGGTAGTTTACAATTTAAAGAATTACATAAACAATTTTAAAAATGATGATGATGCTATATTAAGAATAGTTTTGTCTTTTGGTGTCATGGCTATATTGCTATATGTAGACAATAAGTATCAATATGGGCTTAATGATTTTATTGATAGAATTGTTATAAACAATACATTTCTTGTTTATCCGGTCATGGTTTTAGTATATTTAATTCTTTCTTATTTTATAGTAATGGTGGCGCTTTATATTTTTAAGTCTGAAAGTGCTAAAAAAATTGAAAAAATAATTAAGGATGCCTCATTAATGTTATTGAATTTTTGTGATTCAATTCTGAATAATTTTATTAAGTTTTTTGCATTTATTCCAGATTTTATTAACTCTTTAGAGTTTTTATTATTAGGTATTGAAGATAAACATGATGACGAAGAAGATGAAAATGAAAAAAAGGGGTAAAGTATGGATAATATCAAAGAAAAAGTATTAGATAAACTAAAAAACGGATTAGGAATGATGTTGTTATTTGATTTAGTAGCTTTATTATTTTTAGTTGCAACAAATCAAAAGCCTGTTATTTGTCTGGTTGTCTTTTACTTAGCAATTATTACTTTTATGTTTTATTTTTTTAGAAAAATATATAGAAGTCGTAATGATAATAGTTTACATAATGTTGAAGTTTATGAATTAGATCAAAAACAGACAAAAGAGTCGTTACGGCTGATGAGAATAGCGGCTGCTTGTTTAGCGTTAATATCTTTTTTTACTACCGCTGGAGGTTTAGATGAGTTTGCTTTCACGGTATCTTGGCATGCATATATAGCCTCTTTTTCTATTCAAACAGTACTTCTTGTTTTTAGTTTCTTTATTTGGGAATTTTATGTACGACTTGAAAAAAGAGAGTTTTCGAGTTTCTATAAAAACATAATTGTTTTTATAATGCTATTACTATATTTAATCGCTTTGTTTTTATCAAGTTCTTTTAGTTTTGTATTCGTAGCAAACAATACTTATAAGGATGTTAAAGACATAAATAGTAATATCTCAATAGAAAAGTTTTTAGTTTCTGAGACATACAATTTAAAAAATGTTAATGAGAGTATGGGTGAAGAAATAAAAGAAAATTTGAAAACAAATGTTGACTCTATTAAAGAATTAATAGATAAAGAAAAAACAGGGCGTATGTCTAAATTTATAGAAATTAATAGTTCTGATGAAGGCTTAAAAAATTTTTCACCTCCATCTGCGATATCGAAGAAATTTAATTCACAGAGTCTAGAAGGAAAAGGAAATGAAGGTGAAAAAAATGAATTGCTTAGTTCTTTTAATACTTACTACGAAAAATATGAAGAATATTTACAAAATTATACAAGGAGTTATAAAAAATATGAAAATATAGTAAAAAATAAAGACGATAATAGCCTTGATAATTTAAGCGATTATACGCAAATGCTTAATGGAAATATCGAAAATTTAAGTAGGTTGCTAGATCATGTAAATGGTACACAGGGAGCATATTTTACAGATTCCTTAACGCCTTTTAAAAATGATCTTTCTTCAAACATTGATAACTTAGTGAATAAAAGCAAAAACTTAAAAGTAAAATTTGAAGAATTGGAATCGATTAGTCCCCAAAAGGGTACAAACGATGATGAAATTTCTTTAATTAATGATATTTTAACAACTATATACACAGATAATCCTGATAGTAGTAAAATTAACGATTTAAGAAATGATCTGATACTGAATATAAATGAAAATATAGTTACCGATCAAATAGGCAGTGAAGACTTGTTGAAAATAAATGATTTTACAAACTACTTAAAGTACTATGGTGAGTATGCAGAATTAAAAACACAACTAGAAAATTACATAAATAATGAAGTTAAAAGATCATATATAATTGTTGATAGTAATAACCCAGTATATGAAAATTTAGAAAATGAAGGAGGTATAGTAAATAGCGGCGAGTATCGAATAAAAGCTGATAATTCAATAGAAAAAAGGGAAGAAAGCCAAAAAAGTAGTCTACCAGAGGCAGAAAAGAATATTTATTACACTGATATTCAAAAATGGAAAGAAGAAAGAAAAAGGCAATTTTCCGAATTTACAAACAGTGTTAAACTGTTGCCGCAGATAACAGAAATGGATACAAGCAAATATAATGGTAAAGAAAACTATAAAGAGGATAAAGTATTAGAAAAAGCGTATACGATGAATAGGGATTTGTTGGAACCTATAAGTGATTATGAACAAGCTTTTAACTATTTTAAATATGATTTCAAGATGATTGCATGGATAGCATTGTTTATCGCAGTGTTTTTTGATATTAGTGCATTTTTAATAGGTGGATTTATGTTCTCTGCAAAATATTTTATAGAAAATGATAGCTTGGATTATCAACAGCACGGATCTACAAAATTAAAGAAAACAAAATCGAAAATTAGATTATAAAAGTATAAAAGACTAGAAAAACTACATAGAGTGTTTATCATTATGATAATGAAGAAATTATTCCTTTGACCGTCAAGGTGCGTATTCTAAAAAGTCACCTTAACGAAATGACAATTGACACGCTTTCAGGCGTGTTTTTTGTGCCTAAAATAAGAAACTTTGGAGTTATAAGTGAGTGATAGAATATAGATAAAAATCAAGAAATAGATGGAATTTAACTCGCTTGTCTTTTTGAAACGTTCGTTCTATAATTGAAATACAAACGTTCTTGAGTCGGGGGAGTGAGCTTATGAGACACAAGTACAACAATGTAATGGTCGAACTGCTAAAAATGTATGACAAGTATATTCCGAAAGGTTTTTATGCAGATGGAAAGCATTATGAAATAAAGGAAATCGTAAAGGTAGATAAAGGCTTTATTCGTTGTGGAGCTCCGGGGCTTCGTTATATTATTAATGCAGATGGGAAAAGGACTGAACTTCTTTTCGATAACCGGACAAAGAAAAGGACTGCTGTTATTTATGATCCAGAACGAACTGGAGCCAACCAGATACCAGAAGATTTAAGGTATTTGAATTAACATGGGGGAAATGAACTTGAAAATAGCACAAGAGTATAAAGGGTACTATTTGGATGTGTTCTACAAGGATGGGGTCGTGAATGGCATTATCCAGCAGACACAGGAGCAGCTTCAGGGGCTCACGGTTGAAGAAGTTGTTAGTGAGTTTAAAAATAAAGTGAATTTGTTAGGATGAGACACGTATTTTTGCGTGTCTTTTTTTATTATCTTAAAAACACTTTACAATAGTACGTATACGTACTATAATGTGTGTATAAGTTAAATGAAATGGTATGAGGAGGAACACTAAAGAGAGAAAATTTGATCATCACAAAATATGACAGAAAATGTGGAGAGAACATGAAAATCGAAGAATTTAGAAAAGAAAATAATTTGACTCAGAAAGCGTTAGCTGAAATATTAACCGAGCATGGTTACAAATGTACACAACGGGTTATTTCTTTTGTTGAGAAAGGCAGTAGAAAGCCGACATATGAAATGTTGGTTGCTTTCAAAAAAGCATTTCCTTATGCAAAGGTTGATGACTGGTTTTTCTAAGACATCTTAATGGTGTCTTTTTTTATTCTTAAATATCATAAATAAAACTTTATTATAGTACATATATGTACTATAATATAAGTATAAAATAAATAAAGGAGAAAAAAATGAAAAAAATCAAATTATTCGAGGATTTAGAAAAAGGTATTGTAAACTACAAGGAAGTGAAATTTAATAACACGTTGTACGTTGCATACCAACACGCTAAACAATCAGGAAATGATCTAATCGACTTTGATGAAGTAATCTGGGATAGAGATGTAGAAGACATAATGGATTTTTGCAAAGAAAATGATATAAAACAATTTACGATTTCTAGTACCTACTCTAGCTTAATCGAAACGGTTGCTTTATTTGAAGAAAACGGGGCTAAATTAAGAGGGCTTACCAAAACAAAATCTTGCATTAAAGATTATATGACCGGAGAACCGAAAATGATTCCAGCGTTTTTAATGGTTATCTAATAACCGAACGGAATTATTGATTATTTAAAAATAAGAAGTGCCAAGGGTTTCATTCTAAACACAGATACTATAAATGCAAAGGAGTAATAGTTATGAAAAGATACATCGCAATTTATAAGGATCCATACAGTGAACATAAAGATTTATTATGGAGCATGAAACAGGAGTACGGGACAATGGCTGAATTCAAAACAGATCTAAAAGGAAATGGTTATAAAATAATAGTAATCATTCCAGAAAATGAAATATTTGACTATATCAGTAGTATATTTGACCAAAGCGAAACAAAGTTATATAAGCGTATCAGTAAATGCACAAGAGATTTCAAGACCTGGGAACGGGTTTGGCAATATGTAACAGATTGTGTTGCATGGCAATATGATCGGTAAAGAATAGGTGGAAAAATGGACGAAAACATTATGAAATATGTACCTAAGAGTAAGCGACATGCTATATTCGATGCCTACAAAGATCAGGATGGATACTGGATATGTATAAAAAGCGATTCAGGTTATGAAGCCTCAAGAATGGAACCTGGGTGCCATGTCATCCATGAAGATACCATTCAAGAACTTAGATACCAAATAGCTGGAATTAAAAAAGAGTGCTGACCAACCAAAGCACAGCACTCAAATTAAACAAATAGCCCGAAGGCTGATTACATTATATCAGCCTTCAAAAATAAAATCAATATTGGAGGATATGGTAATGTATTTCGTAGTACAAACATATGATGATAAAGGAAAAGTAACAGCAATAATAACTGACAATCCAGATTTCAAGGGATTTGAACAAAAAAATGAAACCATGTGGGTAAAAGAAGATATTTTATTCGACTGCTATATAGACGCTTTTGAAAACAAGAGAGAAGCTGAAAAATTCAGAAAGGATGCTTTGATGGCGTAGGTGGAAAAATGAAAAAATGGGACGTATTTAATCAATGTACTTGTGAAAGCATGACTAAAGAAGATGACTGGCTGGACTATATCCCCAGAAAGGGGATCGTGGAATTAGAATTATTTGAAACTTACACAAAGGAATGCTTGAAAGTCACATATAAAGATGGTAGAAGCATCTTTTATGAAAATGTGTTTGGAACATGGGGATTCCCAGTGGAATTTGTTTGAGGTGTAGTCATGACAGAACTAAATAACGATATGCTTTTTAAAGAGTACCTAACTTTCTGGATGCAAACATATTCGATTCCAAATAACAGAGACACCACATCACAAGGGTATCAGTATTCTATAGACAAACACATAGTACCAGTGCTGGGAAATTACAAGCTAAAGGAACTTAGTACAGCAAAAATCCAAGAATTTATAAATGGTTTGTTGCCATATAAAAAATGGACTATCGTATCTATTCTGAAGATTATTCGGAACAGTCTAATGATCGCAAAGGACACGCTTCATTTGCTGACGGAAAGCCCATGCGATAAAGTCTTTGTTCCGAGAACTGCCACCATTTCCCATATTACAGGTTTATCGGATGATGAAATTTTACAGGTATTAAAAGATACAGAAAAGAAAGCTTATGGTATCCCAATTCGTTTGGGATACCTGAGTGGAATGCGAGCTGGCGAAGTAAGTGCTTTGTCATGGGACGATGTCGATTTTGAAAAGAAAGTAGTATATATTCGACATGGATTAACTTCTCTAGATAAGAAACATTGGCGTATTGGTCCGCCGAAAACAAAAACTTCAATTCGAGAACTGCCGATGCACGAAGCCCTTTATAACTTTCTTAAAGACCTCAAGCAGCAGCATGAAAAAGCGGAAAAGAAACGCGGGTATCATTTTTATAAAATTAATAGCGATGGCTATATCACGGCTTGCAGTAAAAATGAATCCAATATTCGCTTTGTATGTGCCAAACCAGACGGATCTTTTACGCATCCAGTTTGCCTGGCTACAAACTGTTCAAGAGTTGCAAAACGTGTCGGTTTTCGCTTTACCTTCCATATGCTCAGGCATACTTATGCGACACAGCTTTTAGAAAATCAGGCGAGTGTCGTCGATATATCGAATCGTCTCGGTCATGCGAGTACAGAGACGACATTGGACATTTACTTACATCGGACAACGAAAATGGCAGAAGCGACAAATCAAATTTTAGATGAAAAATTTATAAAAATTTCTTGAAATAAAGCATTAAAGGTTGTAAGATAGATATATAATTAAATGCAAATTTTTTAAGCTTAACATGATGGATGTATTTAAATGTAAACAAATTAATTTGTTTGCACGTTGACGATTAACTTACTTTGAAGTATTTAAATGGTTTTTATCCAGTGAGCATAAAAACGCAGATGAAGTTTAAAAAAGGAGAGTCCGTTAAATGGATTCTCTTTTTATTTTGCAAGAAAAAAGTAGGACAAAAAGTAGGACAAAAAAACATATAAACGACCAAGAATAAGCAAGATAACACTATGAAAGAAATATTCAAATAAAAAGATTTTCAAAAAATAAAAAAACGACCGACTATTTAAGATCGGTCAGAAATTGCTTAAAATGGAGCTGAGAGGGGGACTCGAACCCCCGGCCTGCTGATTACGAATCAGCTGCGCTACCATCTGTGCCATCCCAGCATAAAAAAGTAAAATTGATTACGAATCAATTGCGCTACCATCTGTGCCACTTCAGCTTAAGATTTCAACTCCCATATGATAACATAATGAAGCTGTTTTGGCAATCCTTTATTTTCAATCTCTGAGATGCTTTAAAAAAATATGAATCCGTCGGCAGTGTCTGGGTATATGCTTAAAGGATAAAGTGAAAAAATGGAAAAGGAGTTTAAAAATGAATTACTTACAGTTGCTGGAGCACTCAGAAAAAGAAAGAAATGATGCGCTTCTGTCTTTGGATCTGAACCGAATTAAGGTTTATTGTATAAAATTCGGGCTATTTATTCCAGATAGTGATAATGCTTTTTTAGAAAGTGTTCATAAAGCTATTTTGCAGGTAAGAGACGCCAGCCTTGAACAAAGAGAAAAATCCAGAAGATGGCTGAAAGAAAACGGCGCTTCACTTGAATGTAGTTTTATGCCTTGAACAAAAGCTATATCAAGTGAAGGTCGGATAGAACTCTCTGTTATTGAACATCGAGATCCATTGAACTAGAATCGAAACATAGTATAGCGAAATGAATGGGGCAAGTCAAGTGAATAAATCAAAAATTTGTTAGTTATAAAACCAATAAAGGCATAAAAGGATCAAAGTCAATAATTTTAATTCCCTACAGCATATTCGAGGTCGTTCTGGATAAATATTTATAGAGAGATTCCGGTCTTTTTATTGATAAAGAGCGGCTAAAGTGGTAAAATAAGTCTATGAATGTATTGAATGATATAGAATGAGGTGGAAAAAGGATGGATGCTTATGCAGCAGAGAAAATCGCGACAAGAAAGTTTATAGAGCATATAGGACAGGAGTTTCTTCGTCAGAATACGAAGAACATGACTTCCAGCTCTGAAACGATAGGAAATATTTTTAAAATTACCTGGACAATGGATGATGTGAACGCCGACGAGGTTTTGACAGCAGGCGACGAAAAGAATGAAACACAGTTTGTCAGCATAACCGTAGACATGGAAAATGGCGAAGTTCAGGTAGTAGAAGATACAACAACCGAATAA